CCGACCATGACTAAAGAATTGTTGATATATGAGCTTAGTCAATGCCGGTATGCAAGTAAAGCGTTGATTTATACAGAAAAATGCTGTAAGAAAAAAAATAAACTGAAATTTTTTGAACGCCCCTAGGTATGACATTTTATATTCATAATTTCGATTTTGACAATTTTCAAAATTTGGTTCAGATTTTGTTCAAATCCTACTTAAAAAATTGAAAAAATTTCTCAAAAATTTTAAATGCGCCGTTTCAAATACCCCCGTCACTTTCAATTTCGGAATCCAAAAATCGGTTACACAGAATTTCAATTTTTGCTCCCGATTTCGTTCAGATTTGCCCTTGAAAATTGATGAAAAACTTTAGCATGGTAAAGCACTATATATAGACTTGACCGGTTGCGGTTTGTGTTTGTTTTGGTGTTGTGGCTTTATGATTTAACTTGTACGGCGGTTTTATTTTACAAGTGCATAATTGCAAGGGTTAACACCTGCACGCCTTAAAACGTCTTTAACAGCATTGTGCAAATGGGTATAATATGCCCTTACAAGTTGTGGAAGCTGTCGCCAATTCTGGAGAATTCACCAGAGCGTGCCGCCCCAATTGGGTACACTTGTACACCTAAAAGGCGCAAAAGCCTTATACATAAGCATAGCATTATTATATTAATTTTTCAAGGTACGCAAAGAAAAGCATATAAAAATATATGCTTAATGCTTGCGGCTGGAATCGAACCAACCAGAACCCACAGCAAGCCAAAAAGGGCGCAGATTGTACGCCCTTAAAATTACCAAAATTCTATCTAATTACAGCATAACGGAGCATAAGCATTTTTAAAATCTGCCAAGACTTTAGAAGCTCCGCCCCTTGCCTCGATTTCTCTGTCTGTCATTGTTATGTCTTTAATAACTTCTTGTTTAATTGTTGCGAATCCGTCAGTCCCTACAATATCATACATAGCACGCACGATATAATGAACAGTACAGGCGAAGCCGTCAACCTCAACATCTAAAACATTTTTAATGAATTCTTTGCGCATATAAACGTACCTCCACATTCTTTTTTATTTCCCTATCCGGGTAAAAGCGAGCCAGGGAATCGAACCTTGGAAACGCCGACCTTGCCTAGAATATCTCTATAGCATTGTTATCATCTGTAAAAATGTAAGTTCCTTCGATGCCTAAATCCCTGCCGAATGATTCATAATCAAAATATCTTGCTACATTGTCAGGTACATTATTCAAATATCCACATTCCTCTACAACCTGATATGCTATGTCGGTCATATCGTCACAATCACTATATATTCTATAATCGCCACTGTTTACCTTGTCTATAGCTTCATTCAGTGTATAACCTAACTCCGACATTAAAGCTTTCACAACCTCACTTTCTTCTTCACCTAACTCTTCAATCCGTTCTGCTATCTCATTTAATGTATCTAGGCTTTCATACTCTCCGACTTCGTAAAAGTCGCACTCATAATCAGTTATAAAATACTCTTCATATTCTTCATTAATTCCGATACGCTCAAATACTTTCTGAAGTTCTTCATGTGATACTGGCAGCTCTACCCATTCGCCTATTAATTCGCCTTCGTTATACTTGCCTAAGTTTGTTAAATAAATGTTCATCATGTTCTTGTACCATTTCGCCGATTGTGATACAATTGGCTTACCTTTCTTTTTGATTGGTGGCGGTTGTTTGTCTTAGTAGGATGTCAACCGCCTTATTTATTTTGTAGCTTAATAATAACACTGATTATAGTGCCTGTCAACACTAAAAACAGTGAAAAGATAAAAATATTTTTAGTTGCATTTTGAAAATAAAAGTTGTATTATTATATCTATAATATGAAAGGAGATAATGTTTATATGTGGAAGTATAAAACCGATATTTTAAAGGAATTATCCAACAGAGGATACACAAGCACTAAAATAAGGAAAGATAAGATATTAAGCCAAGCAACATTGCAGAATATTAGACAGGGAAAAGGAATAACAACGGATACCATTAATACGATATGCATTATATTAAGATGTCAGCCATCCGACATTATAGAGATAGTACCAACCGATGACGAGAAGATAAAATATTTTTAAATAACACTAAAAATAGTGTTGACAATATAACGCTATAGTTATATAATCAAGGTACATTAAAAGAAAGGACAGCCGAAAGGCTGGGAAGGTGGAAAGAATTATGAGATATGAGTTAGAGAAGTATATAAAAGGAATGGAAAAAGGTATGGAACTGGCGAAATCGGCTTCTGGCTGTACAGATGAGGACTTGGATATAAACTATAAAATTATATCCGCATTGGCTCCAAATTTTAGAGAAGCGCAAGAACATTTGGTTGATTACACATTCTTTTTAACTGAATTGAGAAAAGAGCAGGTAAAAGCGCTGGGATACAATACAAATGATAACGCTTATTTGTATTGCCAACTTAAGTTTTGCAAAGAATTTTTACAAGAGAAGCTTGCGGAATTCTTATCACTCAAAGAAGATGATGGAATAAAAGAATACTTTGTAATTGCAAACTATGAGTACAATGAGGGTGTACTCATGGAAAATGGTCATATTTTCGCCGTTTATGAAGATGAATTTGGCGATATTGTCCATTTTTATCCATATCCGGACGCAACTGGCTTTAGAAATGGCTACGGCGACGGAATTCCAGAATTAGAAGAAAATTTCGATTACAATCTGTTCTGGTAAATTAAGGAGAAGTTATGCAAGAAATAAGCTGTATTGATTATAAAGGGAAAAAATTTTCTGGAATATGGAACGAAAAAACATATTCTTCTAAAATTGAAGAAAAGCCGGAATTAAAACGAATATATGTGGACAATGAACCTGTCCACATTACAGAGAAGGAGTATGCAAAATTAATAGGAGGCGCTGAAACTTTAAAAAGACAACGGCACTTTGAAAAGATGTGCAGTTTAAAAAAAGAAATAAAAACATTAAATTTAGCAGATAAGCTAGAAATAATTTTATTTGCTTTAGATGACGAAAAGTTAATTTCATTATTCGATTTGAACGAAGAAGAAAATGGCAAAATTAGATGGGATTTCGAATATAGAGCAGAAAGGCTTATGAGAGAAGAAAAAGAGAAGAATATCTATATAGGCGATTTAACAAGAGTAGCAAATAAGCTACTTGCAAGAAAAGACCTGAAAGATGAATATATAGCAGAATATGAGGGCGTAAAACTATCTTCTAAAGAAATTCGTACAATAAATTGGGCTTATAAAAAAGTTTATGGTATGTCCAGAAATGAATATATAAAAAGTATGGAAAATCTAACATAAATAAAACAAAGAAAGGTAAAAGGTGGACGATATGAAAGCATATACGATTATTGACAAGAACGAAAGGAACGCACAAAGCGAATGCGTTTTGTACACATTCAAGGAATTGAAAGAACTTTTTAAGCCAGAGGAGGAAGAGACGGTCACTAATTGGGAAGAGTGGGAAAAGCTCCAAGATGTAGATGACTTGCAAACGTACTTGATAAAGTCATATGACGGGATGGCGTGCCCATATAGTTTTGAAACTGTGGAAGTTGAAAGCTTGGAACAGCTCCAGCGAATGAATGAATATTTATATTCCGATGGGTTAAAAGAAGAGCTGTTAAACAATTAATATTAATATTTAGGCGGTGTATATCTGTTATACATCGCTTTTTTAATGCCTATTGATTAATTATATTTATTGTGTTATTATGTTGCTAATAATTAAATATATAAGATTTACGCCCGATAATTATATAATAGTTATCGGGTTATTTTTATGTTATTAGTATATATTATAATAAGCTGGATAAGCTCCAGCAGAAAGGGGAATATATGGAGAAAGTACAGGAAACAGCAGAAACGCCCGAAGTATTTCAAAATGACATAGAACTGTATTTATCACAGTTCTGCGAAGAACACAACATTGAAGACATGACCAAAGAGCCACAGAGTCGCTGGAACGCTGCCCTGATGTATATAAATAAATATGTTTTTAGTGATAAAAGTATATTAAAATTAAATAAGAATATTAATAAAAATAATACTAATTGTATTATGGATAGTAATTTTTATATGTATGATTTAGATAAATTAGAGTATATATTATATATATATTATTATTTATGTTCTGTATATGATAAAGAATGTAGCATAATGGGATATAGCTTATTAACTGGTATTAATTACGATACATTAATGGACTGGGGAGCAAATGAAAGGAAACTAAGTACAAAAGGCTTCGATATCGTGCAAAAACTGCGACTTTTCCGTGAAGAAAGCTTATCAAACAAGCTCGCAACTGGCAATAAAAACCCTGTCGGCATCCTTGCAATACTTAATAGACATTATGCTTGGAATCTTCCCGGAGTTAGTAGAGAAAGCACCGCGAAAGTCATTAAGACCGCATCAGAACTCCCACAATTGAGCCAAAACAATACACAATTAACAGATAACCAGCATATAAGCACTATAAACAATTCAGACGCAATTTAAACAGCTTACAAACCGCTTAAATACTGAGTTTATGAGTACTAAGTATTTATATAACGCTGATAAATTAAGGTTTATCGGCGTTATTGTATGGATATGGTGTTAATTGTGTTAATTGTTTGAGAATATGGCATAAAATAGACACAATTACACGGATAAGGGCGGAGGGGTTTATTTACCTCCGGAACACGCCCCAACTAAGTCGCTCAATTATCCAAAATAACAAAAAGCCCTTATATATTAATATATATTTATATTATTATCACCACATAATACACATATTATATAATTATATATAAATAATACCTAACTATTAATCATATAATTAATACTAATAAATCACTTATATATTTAATTAAAAATAATCCAATTAACATCTATACATTTAAGCTAATTAGGTGTATAATAGACACATATTAATTAATCACAAGATATTCAATAAACACATCAGAGAATCAGCTAGTCGGCTGAATAAATTCCAAAAAAATTTCAAAAAATAAAAAAGAGTTAGGAGTTATAAATGCAGGGTAATGAATATCAAAAATTGGCTATGCGTACTAACGATAAAATGGCTCATCATAGATTAAGTACTGAATTAACTGGCAAGCTTCCACTTAGTCCTCTAGCAGAAAACAATGCTAAGTGTAGCGACATAAATGACATAGCAGGACTTCTTAATGGCATCTTAGGTTTAACTGGTGAAGCTGGCGAAGTATCAGACCTTGTTAAAAAGGGCATATTTCACGAAAAGGGAATAGACTTAGAACATCTTAAGAAAGAGTGCGGCGATGTAATGTGGTACGTTGCTATGATTTGCGAAGCTTGCGGATTCAGTCTTGATGATGTAATGCAAATAAACATAGATAAGCTTATAGCACGTTATCCATATGGCTTTGATTCTTACAGAGCTAATCATAGGCAGGCAGGTGATGTCTAATGCTTAAGCCGGAGGAAGATTGCTGTAATTGTTTGTATAAATTTAAAATGTGGTTTGAAACGCCTTGCAAAAATTGTAATGGTAATCCAGACACACATCCTAACGGCACAGATAACTTTGTAGAACAGATTGATAGTGCAAATGATATTGCAGCACTCTTTGAAGATAAAGAGTAGCTTAATTGCCCCTTAGCCAAGCGGTCAAGGCATAAGATTTTGATTCTTACATCATCAGTTCGATTCTGATAGGGGTAGTTCGCAAGTACTTAATCGTTACTTGCACCTTTGAACTTACTGGTTTGGTGGAATTACCATGACATTAAGTTCTCCTTTCACCTCATAGCGAGAGCTGTTAAGGACTGTCAGAAAGTCCGTGAGGTTTTACGTGTAAACAGCACGTAATAATTATCTCATAATTAGGCAGTTATCCATAAGGGATAGACAGCGAGCGAAGCCACTTTCTTTGAACAGCCAAACTGCACGGCGAAATACATCCAGCTTTGCCACGACCTGTTATAGGTGTCATAGCCTATACTGCTGTTAAGACTAGCACTTTATATTCCCTCAAAACAATATTTTTAAGCGTATAAATGACCTCCAAAGAATTTATAAATGTGAATTGTTTAATCTCTCTGTGCTAGTCTTTTTTATTTCAACTTGTCAGAAATTCTTACAAGTTGACGGATAGTAGTTCAGTTGGGAGTAACGCTTGATTTATTCAAGTAGTCACAGGTTCAAGTCCTGTCTATCCGATTACAACAAACTAGGTGATGCAGACCGAAAAGCACTTCCGCTGTGCCTGTTTGTTGTTTTTATTGATTAAGCGGAGTGTGTATCACAGGCATACATAAATAATATCAAGCGGAGGTATTCAATATGGCAACAATCAGAGTGCATAAAACAAAAAATTACACAGTTATGAGTAATACTCATTTAAGGGATAAGAGCTTAAGCTTGAAAGCAAAAGGATTATTGTCTGTAATGCTTTCATTGCCCGATAATTGGGATTATTCAATAGCTGGGTTAGTTGCAATAAGTAAAGAGAATGAAACAGCCGTTAAATCGGCTTTAAATGAATTAAAAGATAATAATTATGTTGCAGTTACCAAGGAAAATCCAACAAAAAGCAACGGTGGAAGAATAAAATACACTTACGAGGTTTACGAAGAACCATATAAACAGAAAATAGAAAAACAAGGTATAGAAAATCTAGGGGTTGAATGTCAACAGGTAGAAAACCACAGGCAATTAAATACTGATGAATTAAGTATTGATGAATTAAATATTAATATACAAAATACTAATGAATTAAATACTAAAAGTAATTCTCTTAACAGAGAACAATGTAATTCTTTTTTACCCAAAGATAAAAAAGTGAAAGAGTTTAAGCCGATAAACGAATACTCTCAAAGTGATTGGGAAGTTGCCGAGGAAAGAATGATAAGTAGAGCTGGCAAGATAGCTTATGATTGGACTAATGATAAAACACTCAAAGAAAATGTAGAAGCATTCTTTAAATACTTTTTAGATAAACACGGAGAATGTACTGGGAAATATCATTACCCATTAACAGATAAGGTTTTATCAAGAGTAGTAGATAACCTAACAAAAGAAACTGACATAGAGCGTGACGGATATACAGATACCTATTATGCGGCTATAAGTGATATGGACGATAATACAGACTACAAGATGTTAGTTGATGAATATTTCAATACAAAGTTTTCAGCACAATGTGATTACAGCTTAGTTCATTTTTCTTCTGAAAAGGTTTTAATTAACATTATGAATCACGCTTGTAAGAGTAGTTGGTGTGAAAGTAAGGAATGGTAAGGAGTGATTATTATGGCAGCAGGCGTACATCCACTAAACAAAGATAAATTCTATGAAGCAATTAATTTGTACATATCGGGGCAAGCTTCACAGGTAAAGGCGGCAAAAGTAGCAGGTTGCAGCGTGCCGACATTTAAGAAATATGCTAACAAGATATATGGCGGCGAGGAATTACCAGATAATTTATGGGGGAAGAAGTGATATGTGTAAGTTTTGCGAAAACATTTATACATCAGATTACAAAAACCCCGATTACAAAGATTATATATACAAGAGAGAAGATGGCGTATTTATTCACTTTACAACAGGCGATAGTTTTATGGATTTTGATTATAAAATCAATTATTGCCCTATCTGCGGTAGAAAGTTGGTGAAAGAATGATTAAAGAAGCATTGTTGGATATTTCAAAAGGATATGTCAAAGTTTTCTTTGATGGTAACCCAGTTGATAGTATATATAGTGTAGATGGCATTACAGACGATGAGTCTGGAATGAAAAAGATACAACTTACTTTTTTAGTGAAAGAAGTACTTTTTAAAGAATAACCGAAGAGTTTACTAATTTTGCAAAAGGGGGATTACTATGAAACATCAAAAAGAATGGCACACTTGTGACAGGTGCGGGAAAGAAATGACATTTTACAATGAGAAATACGCTCATTTTAAAACAGAAGAATTAGAGCCTTTACACGAGAAAACTACATACACGGCAGAGGATTTAGCAAAACAAACACTCCCAATGGCTATATGGAGAAACGAACACAGATATGATTTATGTTTTAAGTGCAGGAGAGAATTTGAGAGGTTTATGAAGAATGAATAATTGTAATCTTACCACTTGCCGATACAATGCAGACGGAAAATGCACGAATGAGGAAAAGAGAGAAGAATGTGTAAGAGTTTCAAAGGCTGTGCTGATGATTGATGGTTTGGCTGATATAGAAGCACCAGATAATCAATGGATTAAGAAGAAAAATCCATTTAATGTTTGCGACACAAATCCTAATTGTGAGTGCGACCCTGAAACTTGTGGATTTGCTGTTGAATATTCCTCATTTGAAGATATTAGCAAAGGAATACATAAATATATGTGCGGTCGTTATAAATGCAAATATCAGAAGCGGAAAGGCGTTTTGTGAAGATGATATATGTACATAATGAACAGACAGTAAGAACATTACAATGGGAATTGAATAAATTTTTGTCAGAAAATAAAAATGATATATTAAAAATTGACAGAAGAGGATTACCAATATTAGTTGAAATGAAAAATGGAGATACAGTTTTATTTATGACATTTATTGTTTTTCATAAGTGGGAAATTGGAAGAAGAAATTATAAAATAATTTAATGATATTACCGGCTAACAAATAGAGTTAGTCGCTACCCTAAAACAGTTATAGGCAGAGGTCTATAAGCACCTTTGCTTTTTAAAAGTGGAGGTGCTTTTCTTATGGCTAGTCAAAGCCTTATTTCTACAGTTAATGGATATGAAAATTACATAAAGAAAAATGGAATTGATGAACAAGTAATAGATGCATACATACAAGCCGTAGAGGTTGCCTTAAGGACAGAACATGATGTTGATTATGGATTGAAAATATCGGCAAGGGCAAAGCAACTTATAGCAAGCTATGTCAAACAATGTACAGGCGGCAGAGTTGCAGACCTAGAAGTGTATGCCGGGGAACACGATACGACATACAAAGTGCTCCAACAATTCTACGATGTTTTGATGTACGAATCAGCCTATCTTGTGGACAGCTTTTTTTATTACATTGAAATTGATGAAAAGGACCCGTGGAAAAGATTTTATTTTCCGAGAAGAAAAGTATTACAGCCTGTAGTCGGAGCATATCAAGAAATTTATGATGGGAAATTGGACTTTTTATCTGTATCTCAACCGAAAAGAACCGGAAAAACAACAGGTGGTTTGAAATTGGCACAGATGATGGGCGGACGCGACCCGGACGGAAGTATATTCGGTGTTGGAAAAGGCGAAGGACTTGTTAAGCGATTTTATGGTGGCTTATTGCAAGGCTTTGAAACAGAAAGCACATATCAACGGTTTTTGAGCGTTTTTCCAGAAGCAACAAAGATAGGCGAAAAAGATTACAAGAGTGCAGAGAACTTGTCTATTGACTTAAAAAGTAAAAATATATTCCCTACATTTACCTGCAGACCTATCGATGGAGCAATCGTAGGTTGTACCGAGGCAAATGTGCTTGTCTATATTGATGACTGCGTTAAAAACCATGAAGAAGCTAGAAACAGGGATAGATTAGAGTTCCTATGTGAAAAGGTCACAGATGACGTATTAGGACGTAGATTAGAGGGAACACCCATTATTATCCAAGGAACTAAATACAGTCTATACGACCCTATTACGGCATTACAAAACAAGGCGGATGAGTTAGGCTGGCGGTGGCGAGAAGTTGCAGTTCCGGCACTAGACCCAATAACCGATGAAAGCAACTGGGAAATATACCGCAAGGATAAAAAAGGCTTGCGGAAAATATTTACAACTGATTACTACCGCAAGGAACGAAAACTTGTGTCAGAGGAAACTTGGGCGGCGGAGTTTCAACAAGAACCATTTGAAGCAAAAGGGCGTATGTTTGCTGAAAAAGAACTTAATTATTTTGAAGAACTTCCTGTTGATAGAGAACCAGATGCTATTATGGCAGCTTGCGATAGTGCAGATAAAGGAGAAGATAGTTGCTCAATGCCGATTGGCTATGTTTATGGAAATGAGGTGTACATAGTTGATGTAGTATTTGATAATGCAGGAACACAGTTCACCAAACCAGAATGTGCGAATATGCTTATCAAACATGATGTCAAAACAGTTACATTCGAGAGCAATAGTGCCGGAGAGTATTTTGGACGTGATGTAATGGAGATTGTAAAGTCGCAAGGTGGTAGATGCAGTGCGAGGTTCAAGTTTAACTGCTCAAATAAGATAACACGAATGGAGAATGCAAGGGACAATGTTATTCGCGATTACTATTTCCGTGATTTTAAGAAAATGGACAGACAGAGCCAGTATTATAAATTTATGAAAGAACTTACAACCATGACGAGGAGTGGAAAAGTAAAACATGATGATGCACCTGATTCCATTGCTTTATTCGAGAATGAAATGAGAACGGGAACAACGGCTAAAGTTGAGGCAGCTATAAATCCATTTAGGAGGTATTAATCTATTATGACAACTAAGGATTATCTTAATCAAATCAGTAGACTTAATCGTATGATAAATAACAAGCTAACAGAGATAGCACAACTTAGAGAGCTTTCTTGTAGTATATCAGCAGTAAAGAACGAAGAAAGAGTGTTATCATCATCAGACCCAGATAAAATAGGCACTACATATGCCAAGATTGACGAAATGGAACGCAATCTTGACAGAATGATAGATGAATACATTGATAAGAAAAATACAATCATAGGGCAAATAGACAGCATAGAAGATGAAGATTACTACAACGTACTTTTTTCAAAATACATTGAAAAAAAGACATTTGAAGCAATTGCTACAGAAATGAATTTTTCATACAGGAATGTAACAAGACTTCACGGAAGAGCGTTAAAAGTATTTGAAGAAAAATATGGCAATAGTTATTTAAAGTTGTCCTAGAATGTCCTATTGCACTAATGATATACTGTATCTGTAAGAAGTTACAAAGATGTTTTTCATAAACAAAACATTCCTTATCAAGAAGCACCGTTACTTAATTGTGGCGGTGCTTTTACTATGCAAAGAGGTAAAAATATGAATTTTTATATGAATAAAGATAAATCAATCATGTGTCCGAACTGCCATAAGTTTTTAACTAAGGCAGATAAGAAAGACCCACGCACACACAAACTAGCTTGCAAACATTGCGGTAAATGGATTTGGTATGTGCCGAACGATGATGATAATTTTCAAATTAAAGAAATTCCACAGAGCAGAAGCTCAAGTGGTATGACATTTTATTAGGAGCAAGATATGAACACAATGTATTTTCAAGACCTTGTTAGAGGTTGTTATGGTAGAAAAATTGCATACACAAATGTAGATACAATAACTGCTAACAATGTTGTTAAGGTTATTGGAAGTACAATTGGAATATTCAACTGGAATAAGCCTGTTATTAAGTATCTGTGGGATTACTACAAGGGCGACCAACCAATATTATACAGGCACAAGTTAACCAATGAAGATATTACAAACAAGATTGTAGAAAACCACGCATATGAAATTGTTCAATTCAAGGTAGGACAGACATATGGCGAACCGATTCAGTTTATAAGTCGCAAAGATGATGAAACTATCAATAAAGCTGTTGATACGCTTAATGATTTTATGGCGGATGCCAATAAGCAAGAAAAGGACATTAAGGCTGGAGAGTGGCAATCGGCAACAGGAACATCACTTAAGGCGGTTCAACCTAAAAATGGTGATGTGCCATTTAGAATTGTAGCACCTACACCAATGAATACTTACGTTGTTTACAATGAAAGCACAGAAGAACCTATGCTTGTTGTGCAAGAACTTAAAGACGAGGATGGAAACTGGTATAAGATGGCATTTTCCGACACTATGTCTTTTAGAATTGTTGACAGCAAAGTAGTTGAAAGGAAACTACATACATATGGTGAAATCCCTATTGTAGAGTTTCCTAATAACCACGAAAGAATATCCGATATTGAGCTTGTTATAGGTATGCTGGATGCTATTAATAATATGCAGTCTAACAGAATGGATAGTATACAGCAGTTTGTTGAGTACTGGGTTAAGTTTGTTAATTGCGAAGTTGACACAGAAACATTTGAAAAAATGAAAATGAACCACGCCCTTACGGTTAAATCTATCAATAAAGACAACAAGTCAGACGTTGAGATTATGACACAGGAGCTTAATCAGACACAATGTCAAGTTGCTAAGGAAGATTTATGGGATAACACATTATCAATATTGGCAATTCCTAACAAACAAGGTAATACCGGCGGAGATACACAGGGGGCAGTTGAATTAAGAAATGGTTGGGACTTTTCTAAAACAAGAGCAAAGTTGAAAGACCCTATTGTTAAATCGTGCGAAAAGCGATTAGCTGTGGCAGTTCTTAATATTCTAAGACTTGCGGGACAAGATTTAAAGTTGTCAGTCAGAGATTTTGATGTGCAGATTAATCACAGCCCACAGGACAATATGTATACCAAGGCGCAGACGTTGCTTTTACTTTTACAAGCTGGCATACATCCACTTGTTGCAATTAAGACAGTTGGTTTATGGGGCGATTCTGAAAAAACATATGTATTATCTAAGCCATATTTAGATAATCTATACAAAACTATTAAAGATGTAGAAGAACAAGAAAAGAAAGCACAAGAGATAGTTAATCAACTTAATAATAATCAGCAAAATAAGGCAGTTATCGAATAATCGGTAGCTGCTTTTATTTTATACATTTTGCAGCTATGCGGTAAATAGCAGAAGACACAGCAGGAGCGACCTGCGGTAACAAAAGCGTGTGTTTAACGGAGGTAATTATGACAAGAGAAGATGTATTAAAACTTTTTCCAGAGGCAACAGATGAACAGATTACAAATCTTCTTAATCAAAATAATTCAGAAGTTGCTACGGAGAAAAACAAGGCAAAGCAGTACAAGGCTAAGGCTGACACAGCAGACGACTTGCAGAAACAGCTTGATGAAATACAGGCTGGCAATCTGACAGAGCTTGAAAAGGCAAATAAAGCCTTAGATACAGCTAATCAGCAGATAGCAGATTTACAGAAATCTAATGCTATCAGAGACCAGAGGGAAGCAGCTATGACTAATTTTAAGATTACTGCTGAACAGGCAAAGACAGTTGTTAAAGATGATGGAAGCCTTGATTACACCGAACTTGGCAAGATTATGTCCGAAAAAGAAACAGCTGCGGCACAGGCTAAGGAACAGGAGATTGCTAAAAATCAAGATATTCCGGGCGGTGGCAGCAATAAAGGCGGCGCAGACAATAAGACAAATGCTGAAAAAATAGCAGAAAACCTTATATCTAATGCACCTAAGAACAATGACGTTTTATCACATTACATTCAGTAATAACAGGAGGTAAGAAATGGCAAACGAAATGAATATGCAGTATGAAAAAACTTCATATGCAGGAGATGTTCAGATTTTAAAGAGAGAGCCTAACGAAGCAATCCCATTAACACTTGATTTTGACGGCGTGACAACTAAAAACGCACAGGGCAAGAGAATTGTCAAGGCAGGTACTCCAATCGGAGCAAATGGCAAGGCTGACAATACAGCTACAGTAGTGGGTATTTTAAGGTTTGATGTAACAGAGGACAGACCACAGGGAGTATTGCTTAAAAAAGCATATCTTAATACAAAGGTAGCAGAAGCACATTCTGGCGTTACATATGACGCAACAGTTAAGACAGCTCTTCCAATGATTGTATTTGAATAATAACAGGAGGTAAACAGATGCTAATTAATGAAGTATTAGACAGTAAGTCTATTGCGTTATCAGCAACAGAAAACGCTAGTAATCAGATACCTTATCTTGGTTTACAGTGGTTTCCAGAAAGAAAGAAGCAGGGGCTTGATTTAAGCTGGATTAAGACACACAAAGGACTTCCAGTATCACTTGCACCATCTAACTTTGACACAATCCCAACACTTAGAGCCAGAGAGGGATTAAGCAAAGAAAAAACACAGATGGCATTTTTCCGTGAGGGAATGACAGTTGGCGAAGAAGAAATGCTTGAAATTGAGCGTATTCAGTCTGCGGACGACCCATATCTTGCAAGTGCTTTATCAAGCGTGTATGACGACACAAATAATCTTGTAAGCGGTGCAGAAGTTGTACCGGAGAGAATGAGAATGTCACTTCTCGCAACAAATGCAGGTCACCCAGTAATTGCTATTGTAAGTGATGGCGTTCAGTATGCCTATGATTATGACAAAGATGGTTCATACGCAAAAGACCATTACGCAAAGTTATCTGGCACAAGTATGTGGAGTGACACGGCTAATTCAAAACCACTTACAGACCTTAACAACGCAAGAAAGAAGTTACAAAAGCAGGGCAAGATTGCTAGATATGTACTTATGAACAGCAATACATTCCAGTATCTGCTTGATAATGCACAGATAAGAAATTCGATTCTCGCACAGAACCTTACAGCAACCATTGAGGTTGATGATGATACTGTTATTTCAGTAGTGCAGAAGAGAACAAAGCTCACTATCGTACTTTACGACAAGATGTACATTGATGATGATGGCAAGGAGCAGTACTTCTACCCAGATAACAAGGTTACACTTCTCCCAGATGGCAATCTTGGTAGTACTTGGTTCGGCACTACACCAGAAGAAAGAACAGCAAGACAGTTACCTAATGTCGATGTTACAACATACGGTGTAGGTATTACGGTTGCTACAAAGACAGAGTATGGACCACCTATGAAGATGTCAACATTTGCTTCAGAAGTTGTACTTCCATCATATGAGAATATGGATAGCACATTCGTATATGAGGTTCATGGCGAAGAGTAGGGGGTGCAACTATGAAATATCCATATATAGTAGTTCACAATGGTAAATGGTATAACACAGGTGAAGAAGTTCCAGAAAATAACAATTCTGGAGCTTTTTTTGATTATAGCAAAACAACCATAAATCGTATGTCTACATCTGATTTACAGGCGTTTGCCGCAGAACAGGGTATAGACAATGCAGAAGAACTCACAGGAGCAGAATTAAAGAAGCTGTTAATTGAAAAATTAGGATTATAGGAGGCACGTCATGGAATTAAAAGACACTGTGGAGATGATGACCAGTGCTGACTACAAAGAAAGATTTAAAGCAGAGTATCAGCAGATTGTCATTCGGTATAAAAAGTTAAAAACAATGCTTGATAAATGGGATATGGGAGAACTAAATTTTAAGCCTATATGTCCTAGAAGTACATATAATATGCAGATTAAAGCAATGACAGATTATATTGCAGTTCTTGAAGCGAGAGCAGTAATGGAAAATGTAGAGCTTTAGAAAGGGTTTAAACTATGGCAGAATACACCACATTAGAACAGGCCAAAATCAGACTTAAACAATTTCATATTGATACAGTCACAAATGATGATGAAACAACATCTGATGTGGTAGTGTTCGATAACAAAGAAGATAATCCGATAATCGAACAGCTCATTAAGCAAGCTACAGAAGATGTAAAGGCAAGAAGAAACTACCCCGACAGCTACACAGACGAAATGATAACCGAGGACTTAAAGAAGTTTGAGAGCGTTATCGTTAATCTGGCTGTCTACGACCATTCACAGGCAGGTGAAGCATTTATGGCAAGCTACAATGAGAATGGTGTCAACAGAACTTGGAGAGATAGAGACAGCTTATTTGTTGGGGTATTTCCTTTTGCTAAGGTTTTATAGAAGATTGTGCGTTACCAATATGGTAGCAGGCGGCACACATTAAGGGTGGTGGGCGGTGTGCCTATTAATTTTGCAGGAGATATAAAATGAAAGAATTTTTATTACAAACTTATACCGTAGTATTACCGATATTACTTGGCTATATAGTTTGGCTTCTGAAACAACAGAAAAAGGACAAAGACGCCAATAGTAAAGGCACAATGTTGCTTTTGCGAGTACAGCTTATCGAATATCACGATAAGTATATGAAAATAGGTGAAATTCCATCTTACGCCTATGATAATTTCGTTGAGATGTATAACGCATATCACGCTTTAGGCGGTAATGGGATGGTAACTAAGATGTATAACGAAATACAGGAAATTCACTTAAAGAATGGAGGTAAAGACTAATGGAAATTATGCAGGTATTAATCACAAATATGACAATCGTGTTAGCAATCATTGGGGCGTTAGCTTTTATGGTGTCTGTAATTACGCAGGTAATTAAGAGCATTGGAGTATTCAATAAAGTGCCTACAGATATTGTAGTATTTGTCCTGTCAATCGGTATTACTGTAGCGGCGCTTGTTGCCTATATGCAGTATATTCAGATGACAATACTGTGGTATATGATTCTTGCGGCAATTATGGCAGGATTTGTTGTAGCATTTGTTTCAATGTATGGATGGGAAAAGCTGTCTGAATTATGGAAGCGATTTGGTAAGGATGTGAAGTAATATGCTTGACATTAATAAGCAGGCTATGAAGTATTCACTTCAAGGACAGACAGTAATTATCTATGAAAGAGATGATGACGGCAATATCTTATATGAGGGATATACCGATACAGAGGGTAACTTTATTCCTTATCTTGATGATGAGGGAAATAAGATACCTAAAGTCCTTGAAGAAAAAACAGGTTTTTCAGAGCCAGTGGATTTTAAAGCAAACATATCATTCAGCGGTGGAGAAGCACAGAGTAAGGAATATGGCTTTGATACCGCTGATTTTGACGCTATTTTGCTGACGGATAAGAATGAGTTCCCTTTCAAAAAAGGTGACCTTATTTGGCTTGATAGCGAGCCTACACATACATCTGACGGACTTGTTGATGATACATCAGCGGACTTCACGATTGTAGGTATTAAGCCGGCATTGTATTCAACTAAGTATATGCTTAAAGCGGTAGTAAAGTAGGTGAATTATGCAAGACACAACGATTAATGTTTTGGGGACAGAATATGCTATTGAGTTAAGACAGCTTAATAATGAAGATATTGACGGCTTTTGCGACAATACATCAAAGTTAATAGTAATTCGTTCTGATAACTGCAATAAAGTGGGCAATTTTTTAGAATTGCAGAAGAAACAATTAAGACACGAAATAATACACGCCTTTCTATCTGAAAGCGGATTACAGTGTAATTGGCAACATATAGAACAATTTGGACACGATGAAACAACTATTGATTGGTTTGCAATTCAGTCACCTAAAATATTTAAAGTTTTTGTGGACTTAAAATTACTCTAAGGCGGTGTAATATGGCAAGACATACAATTAATATATCCTTGTCTGAAAAGTCCGTAAATGAAGCTATCAGACAGCTACAACAGTATAAGAATTGGCTTATAAAAAAGACTTCACAGCTTGTCAAAGAACTTGCAGAAGTTGGAATACCTGTTATAGATGAAAATATGGCAAAAGCAAGTTATACATATGATGAAAAAGGTGTTCGTAGCGGCTCAGATACAAGCCATCACAGTTATGTTGAAATGAAATCCGCAGGAGAATATGTTGAAGCAAAATTAATTGTAGAAGGCAAAGAACTTATGTTTATAGAGTTCGGAGCTGGTGTATTCTACAATGGAGCGGCTGGAAGTAGCCCACATGACAAAGGCGTTGTTAATGGTATGGTTATAGGCTCATACGGCGAACATCACGGCGTACAAAAAGTGTGGGGTTACTATGACGATGACGGAACCTTAGTTCTTACACACGGCGTAGAAGCACAAATGCCTGTTTATAAGGCTGATATGGAAATCATACAGAAATATGTTGAGGTAGCAAGGAGGGTGTTTAGCTAATGGCAAATGCAAACGATTGGGCGACAGACCTTGAAAATACAGTCACAGCACTTGTCAAGGCTAAAACCCTAACACAGCTTAAAAAGAAATATCCGAAGATAGTCATAACAAATGAGGGGGAAAACAGCGGTCAAGCAGCATTCCCAACAGTATACATTCATTTACTGCCAGCAGTTGAACAAGGACAAACACTTGACGGACAGACAATTAACGCATTGTTAGCAACATTTCAAGTAGATGTTACCACTAACACAAGTAAGTCTGACTGTCGCAAGGTTATAGCAGTAATTACAGATACATTCAAGACAATGAGATTTCAAGGCACATCAATGCCAGAGTTCTCAATCAGCAATAAAGTACATAAGAGCACCGCTAGATTCAGACGAATGATAGCGGCAAATGACAGATTATTGTAACGAAGAGCAGAAATGCTCTTATTTTTTTGCAAATTTTTAGGAGGTAGACAATGGCAGATACAGCAGTAGCAGGACTAAGTACGCTGGGTGTTACTTTCTCTTATGGAGTTGAAACAACAGCAGGCACAAAGCCAACATCATTCAAGTTACTTACAAGAATTAATTCTATTGATGAAATTACAGTAACACCAGAAGCAATAGATGCTTCGGCACTTGAAGATAAGCAGACAAGAAACATTGCAGGTAGAGATACAGTTACAGATACAGTTGCAGTAACAGTTAATAAGACAGACGCAACTATTGAAGAATGGAAAACTCTTATTACAGCATACAATGGATTAACAGGCGGTAAGAGAATGTGGTTCCAGGAGATTACTCCGGGCATAACAGACGCGGAGTTCTTTGTAGCACAACCACCATCAAAGTTACCAATCACAAGTAAGGAGCAAAACGGGCTTCTTACAATGGCTATTAATCTTATCATTGAGGATATGGTAGGAACAGACACAAAGGTGGAGCCAACATCGGGGGAATGATAAGCCAATCGACTAAATCAAAGGCTGTGTCGATTGGTGGCACAAACGCCAAAACAGCCGACTATACATCATATCTTGATGATGTAACAGAATAATTATTTTAAAAGGTAGGTGCGGTGTAAAATCCGCACCTTTCCCTATATGGACGATAGGGTGGGAAAGGGTAAAAATTATGATGAATATTAATGTAAACGGAAAAGAATACAAAGTTGAGTTCTCTTTTGGAGCAGCAGAGTGCAAAGAGATAGTGCAGAAAATGTTTTCTGTCGTTAATGGTTCTTACTTACTTGCACAGACAGATAAAAGTGTTGCACAGGCTTCCTTTGATGGATTAGCAAATATGACAGCAGATGTGCCAGAGATTTGCATTTTAGCCATTTATGCAGGTTGCATTGACAACAATCCTGTAACTATGGATGAAGCAAAGGAACTTACTAGAGCATATATTACGGAGAAGAGAAAGACAGATAAGAGTTACGGATATAGAACATTGTTTGAAGAAATCAAGAAAGCGATGGAAGATGATGGTTTTTTCGAGTTGAGCGGAATAACAGCGATGTTAGAGGAGATGGCGAACAATGTGGAAGAAGCAACACAGGAGCAGAAGAAGCCGACAGTAGTTCCACAGGACCACAAGAAAAAGCAGACTTCCACAAAATAATATGGGAAGAATACTTTGTTTTAGCCAGCTCACTAGGCGTTAGTTATTCAGACTTTCTAAAAATGACACCTAAAAAGCTATGGGCTGTTGTAGAGGGTAAAAAACTTGAAAGACAACGAATAGATTCGGATATATGGCTTGCAGTAGGCAACTACATACTTCCAGCAATCAAGATAGGCGTTAGGAATGGTGCTTGGGGCAAAGGCGAGCTTGAATACCCAGACAAGCCTATTTATAGAGATATTAACAAAAAAGAGAACAGTAAAGATGAAATACAAAGAAAGAGAGAAGAGTTTGTCTTGAATATGAAAATACGCAAAGCAAACTGGGATTTAACACACCCTAAAAATGATAAGCCGGAGGTATAAAGCGTGGAATTAGATTCATTAGAAGTCAAAATTACCGGTACTGCCACTAAAGCTATCAATTCTGTTGATAAACTGATAAATCAGCTTACAAGGCTGTCAACATCACTTGCAACTGTGAATGGCTCATCATTAAGTAGCCTTGCGAATGGTGTTAATCAGTTAGGTTCTGCTATGCAGAATATGAACGCAGGAACAGCAGATTTTACAAGGCTTGCTAAGAACATCACAAAGATAGGTTCTGTTGATTCTGTTGCGCTAACTAGCACAGCTACATCACTTCAAGCTGTCACAAAGGCAGTTGCAAGCATATCAGCTATTCCACAAAATGCAACGCAAGTCACAGAATTTGCAAAGTCACTTGGTAAGCTAGGCAGTAAGAGTATAGAAAACGCCGTTGTAAACATTCCAAAGCTAGGTAATGCTTTAAATGGCTTAATGACAACGCTATCAAGAGCGCCAACAGTAAGTCAGAATGTCATTCAAATGACTAACGCATTGGCTAATCTTGCTAGTCAGGGTAGCAAGGTGGGTACTTCTTCAAACTCGCTTCAAAAGTCGCTGTATGGCGTTTCTACAAGTGCTAGGACAGCAACTAGAAGCAGTTGGAACTTAGCAAGTGCAATAGGTAAGTTTTATGCCACTTATTTTATGGTAATTCGTGGCAGTAAGAAACTTACAGAAGCAATCAAGTCAACGACAGATTACATTGAAGCGTTTAACTATCAAGCGGTAGCATTTGGCAAGATTGGTTCGGAATGGGATAAGGATTACGAAAAGTACGGATATGATAACGCAACAGCATACGCAGAAAGTTTTCAAAGCAGAGTAAATGATACTCTTGGAAAGTTATCTGGCTTAAAAGTTAATGTTCAAGGCGGTTTGCTTGAAGAAAGCGGAGCAAAGAACTTAGGACTTAACATACAAGAGATAACACAGTATGCTTCACAGTTAGCTTCTGTTACTAACTCATTAGGACAGACAGGCGAAGCAACAACGGCTATAACAAAGTCAATGACAATGCTTGCAGGCGATATAAGCTCACTTTTTAATGTGGACTATTCAACGGTAGCACAGAACTTGCAAAGCGGCTTAATCGGTCAATCAAGGGCATTGTATAAGTATGGTATTGATATTACTAATGCTACATTAGCGACATATGCTTACAACTTAGGGATATCAAAGTCTGTATCAGAAATGACACAGATGGAAAAACAGCAATTAAGAGTGTTGGCAATATTAGACCAAAGTAAAGTATCTTGGGGTGATTTAGCTAATAGACGGAAGAAAGTTAATGACATAACTTATCTTCCAAGTGTTGCATAAGAATGGAAACATCTTATGACAATCGGGCAAAATCGGTGAAGGCTAAGGCTATAAGCTATGCCAATACCGAGATAACTTAATAGATTACGAACAGGCTATTAAGTATTGTAACGAGTAGGAATTGAATAAATATAATATTCCCAAGAGTGTCCGACACTACTGCATATAGGGCAGTATGAGGTGGAAGTGGCTACCACCAAACCAAACGTAAAAACGTGGGTGATAATGTACTCTGAACTTATAGGAAACTATAAGAAGTATAGGATAAAGAGCCTATACGATAACAAATTTGACAATCAACTCCCCAAGTAATATGTTACGTCAGTTCAGTAACAATATGAAAGAGGTAGGAATGGTAGCAGGACAGCTATTTATCCCAATTCTTTCAAAGGTTATGCCAATAGTAAACGGAGTAACTATTGCAATCAAAAGATTATTAGTTGGTCTTGCTTCTTTAATGGGCGTTAAGATTGACTTTGAGAGCTTCGGACAAAGTGGCTATAAAGACACATCAGACGGCTTAGAAGATATTTCAGATGGCTACCAAGATGTAGCTGATTCAGCTAAGAAAGCTACATTATCCCTTATGGGATTTGATGAAATAAATAAATTACAGGACGATACAAGCTCAAGCAAGGGTTCAAGTGGTGGTGGCGGTGGTAGCACTATTGATTTGACAGATGATATCGCTAAGGCGGCGGCTGAATATGAAGCGGCGTGGAATAAAGCATTTGCCAATATGGAAAATTCGGCGGTTGCTTGGGCTGATAAGATAGAGAAAGCACTTGAACCTGTTAGGAAGATATTCAAAGATTTTGCAATCGGGGATTTCTATGCAGCAGGACAAGATACATCTAACCTTGTGGCAGGAATTTTTAATTGGTTTGCAAAGGCTATAGATGATGTTCCTTGGTATACAATTGGACATAATATAGGAGAGTATTTAGCTGGACTTAATTGGGTTGAAATATTTTCAAGCCTTGGCAATGTGTTATGGCAAGCCATTAAAGCAGCTATCGAATTATGGAGTGGTTCATTTACGGCAGCACCAATTGAAACGACCTTAATAACGGCTATAGCGGCATTGAAATTTACAGGCTTAGGAAGTGTTTTGAAAAAGAAACTTGTTACAGTAATAGGAACAAGTATTAAAGGTGCTTTAAAATCATTCGGAACAGGCAGTATAATATCAGGAATAGGTGGATTACTTACAACAGATATAGGCACTATTATAGGAGCAGGAACGGCAACAGAAATAGGCTTAACTATAGGTGCTGGAATAGTAGGTGGAATAGTAGCCGCTATTGCTGGATTTAATTTAGGCAATTGGCTCAATGAAAAATTAACAGGCGAGAAAATAGATATGTCAATGTTCGACCAATTAGCATATCTTATAAAAGCACCATTTGAAGATTTACCTAGCTTTATTGACGGAGTGATAGAAACAATCACATTCGGGCATAAAGATGATATAGCAAATTGGTGGACTACAAGCGTTGAACCTTGGTTTACTAAGGCAAAATGGGGAGAATTAGGCGACAATGCTAAAACTTCATTAAGCAATGCTTGGAATAGCTTTTCTAATTGGTGGGGCAATACAGCTATCGTAGGTTGGTGGAACAATAGCGTAGCACCTTATTTTACAAAAGCAAAATGGCAATCTCTTGGAGATAACGCAAAAGGCAGCTTAACTGATAGTTGGACTTCGTTCAATAATTGGTGGAGTGGCACAGGCATATATAATTGGTGGAATGATAATGTCTTGCCATATTTTACTAAAGAAAGATGGAGCAACTTAGGTGAAAATATTAAGAATAGCTTATCTAACAGTTGGAATAGTTTTTCTAATTGGTGGGGCGGCACAGGCATATATAACTGGTGGAATAACCATGTAGCACCTTACTTTACAGCAGACAGATGGAACGATATGGCAAGTGGAATAATGCAAGGGCTTAAAACCGAATGGTATAACGTGCTTAATTGGTGGGATAGCAAACCAGAACTTCACAGAATATCAGTTGCGATAGAAGATTTCTTTAGCTATATACGTGACTTGTGGTATGATTTAAAAGACTGGTGGGGCGACTTATCGCTTAGATTTCCTCATATTAAAATGCCACATTTTAGCATTGAGGGCGAATTTAATCTTATGCCTCCAGAAGTGCCTCATATTAATGTTGATTTTTATGCTAATGGTGGCTTCCCAAACAAAGGACAGTTGTTCGTTGCTAATGAAGTTGCACCCGAAATGGTTGGTACTATGGACGGAAGAACAGCAGTAGCCAATCAACAGGAAATTACAACAGGTATTGCTAATGCAGTTTATCCGGCAGTTTACAATGCTGTTAGGGCGGCTATGGCAGAAAGTAGCAATAATATCAATGTAACGCTACAAGGCGATGCAGAAAATTTATTTACAATGGTACAAGATAAAGCTAACAGTTATACGGCAATGACAGGACAGCCAGCGTTTAACATTTAATTGAATAATCTAATCCATTGTGATACACTTTAAGCACTATAAAAGCAAAGGGGTGTATTGCAATGGATAAAAAAGATAACAAAAAGAAGCTACAGGAGATAGCGATTGCAGTATTGGCAGGAATAGTATTTGTTACAGCATTATTTATTATTAATAATATAGCTGAAAGCGATAATAAAACAATAGCAAATACACAGCCTGCAACTACAACACAAAAAGCTACTGAAAAAACCACAGCGGCTACAATACAAAAGACAACACAAGATACATATGATAAACTGACAAAATATAAGGCAGGCACTTACAAAGTAGGTAAAGATATTCCAAATGGCGATTACTATTTGCAGTCATTAACAAGCAGAGGTTCAGCTTATTTTGGCGTATATGCAGACAGTAATAAAGCCAAAATAAAGTTTAATGAAAATTTCAAAGGCAATATGTTGATAAGCGTAGAAGACGGAGAATATCTTGAACTAAACAAGTGCAATGCGATACCTCTTTTGGAATTTAGACAGCATTATACAACTAAAACTACTCTTGATAATTGTATGTTAGAGGTTGGAATTGACATAGAATCAGGAGAATATAAACTGATAGCCACATCATCAAGAGGATATTATTGTATCTATGATGATTTAAGGCAAAGTCACATTGTAAGCAATGATAATTTTGATAATCAGACATATTGCACAGTTAAAAAAGGTCAATTTTTAATACTTAATGATTGTAAAATAGAACAATAAAAGCAAAGGGGTAACACGATATGAACAAAGAAAAGAAAGTAAAGAAAAAAGATAGTAAGCTAAGCATAGCGGCGGCAGTAACAGCACTATTTATATTCACAATCCCAATAGGCTTTATATTGGCTATTGTGGATTTAATTAAAAGCAAAGGCGATAAGTCACAAAGACATTTAGGCTCTTACTTTGCAATAGTATCGTTTGTGCTATTTCTAATAGTTGCTTTTAGCAACGGAAGTGGTAACAACAGTAACAATGTTAATGCTACGAAACAAGCCAGTGCAACACAGCAAGATACAGATACAGCAACGAATGATGATACAACACTTAAATACCTCAAACACGAAGTAATTACAGATAGCAATGATAGGGAAGTTGTTGTTGTCTATTTTGACTTTACAAATAACTCAAAAGACAATGAAGCATTTATTTACAACTATAATGTCACTTGCTTTCAGAACGGCAAGGAACTTGACTATCCGTTAGCTAGTTTTGATGTTGACGAATATAACAATGCGGCAAGAGAGTTGCAGACAGGTGCGAATATTACAGTTGCTAGGATATACATACTAGAAGATAAGAGTGACGTTGATTTAGAAGTGACAGCTTGGGGTTCAAGTAAGAAACTTATGAAGCTGACATTAAAAGTAGAATAAAAAAATCAGAACAAGTTGGGTAGACCTGTTCTGATTAGCACGTATGAGTGAATGTAAATTAACTCATACCAATAATAACAAATAAATAGCAAAATGACAAGGACATTTCACTTAATTGTGAGGTGTCCTTTTTGTGTGCTTAGAAAGTGAGGTTTTACTATGAATTTTATTCAATATGTAAAGCAAGTGTGGAAAGCTGGCACTAGTGGCGGTACTCCATTAAGTCCAGACAGACTTAATCATATGGAAGACGGCATTAAGAATAACAATAGTATGATAAGTGAGCTAAATAGTAATATTACCCACAACATCCCACGAATAGTTCCTAAAGACATAACAACTTACTACACAGATGGGTCGCTATGGAAACGTCTTAACGGAACTGACGGCTACACACTTTTTCAAGATATATACGTTGGCGACTATATCAAAATGTCACGTCCAATTTCAACAAAAAATCCAGATAGTGCTAATCAAGTAACTGGTTCTCAATACGTCACTATCGCAAGTATAGATGGATTAATGCACAATGGAGATAGTATTAATATTAATTATCATCACCTTGTTATGGTGCCGGGGCAAGGATTTGGTGGTATTCAACATTTTGGCAGTTCTGCAATGAATGCAAGTAACACAACTGCCGGTGGATATAAAGGAAGCGCGATGAATAGAGCGATGCTCGGTAGCGTAGTAACAGCAGGCTCTACTGCCAGTGGCGCAACAATCAATCAGCAGTTATATGCAGAATTTGGCTCACATTTAAAAATGACTAAAGAATTGGTTTCAAAGGGTGTCGATGCAACTGGTTACAACAGAGTTGGAACAACCAGTGGTTGTTCCAACAGTTGGGAATGGATAAATGTTCAAGCTATTTTAATGTCTGAAATTGAAGTTTATGGCTCTATCGCATTGTCTTCTTCTGGATATGATACTGGAAATGCAAATCATCAGCTGGAATTGTTCGCTAATAGTAAATCAGCTATAAATAATAGAAGTGCGCATGCGTATTGGCTCAAGGATGTAGCCACTGCGTCTAGTTTCTGCATTTGCAGCAGCAATGGGAATTCCAACTACTACAATGCTGATTATTCTGGGTTCTCTGTGCGCCCTCGCTTTGTAATCGCAGCATAGCGAATCGACAATCTCCGCCCCCTTGTGGGTGGAGTTGAAGATAAGTAATATATAAAATTAATAAAGGAGAAAAAATGTCAGTAATAAAGAACTTAAGAGGGTCTAATATGGATAAACTACACAAAGAACTTTTTGATTAATATTTAATTTATTAAGGAATGTATCAGAAATGGTACATTCCTTTTTTGTTACCCATTTTTAGGCAGAAAGGGGCGATTGAATGATAAGTGCTGTAATTATCGAGGGAGTGACATTCCCAGTAGCTTACAACGGCTACACGTACAGTAGGAATAAGATATGGTCTAAAAACACAGGCAGAAATGATTATGGTGAAATGGTAGGAACAATTGTGGCTATTAAAGACAAGATAGAACTACAGCTACCACCATTAACAGGTGAACAGGCGTTGTTGCTTGATAATGTGATTAGCGATGAAAATAACCCATTCCCAACAGCACAAGTCTTATTCTTAGGTGGTACACAAAAGGAAATGACAATCTATACAGGAGATGTGACATATCCGTATCTCACAAGGGCGAAGAATGAGGACGGATTAATAGTCGGAGCAAAATTAAGTTTAATTCAGAAATAAGGAGATTAACTATGAAAATAACAGGAAATGAAGTCTTAGCACATTATGAAGCATTAAGAAACGTAGCACAGCTTAAAATGAGTGGTAAGTTAGCAATTATCATTATGTCTAACATTAAGGCATTAGAACCGCACTTTAAAGCAGTTGTAGAAACGATAGAAAAGATACGCAAAGAAAATAAAGGGGATAGTAATAAAACAAAATCAGAGCTTGACGAACTAGGAGAACAGGAAATAGAAGTGCTTGAATGCACGAAAGTTAACATAAGTGCATTTGATAGCTGTGAAGCTATTGAGCCAGCACAGATTATTGCACTTAGCTTTATGATTAACGATTAATCAGCAGAAAGGGGCAATCCAATATATGAAAAATATCAATTGGGGTGCGAACTTCAACTTACTGTATGCAAGATATTACAGTAAATATTTAGTTGACGGAAAAGAATACAATCAGACACTTAATGAGTTTAAGTACAGCAATATAATCAATCCAAACAATAGCATTTCCATAGGTAACACTTGCAGTAGCAGTGTTACCTTTTCTATTTTTAAGCCACAAATTACACTTGAAAATAAAGACATAACTATTTTTGAGGGCGTTAAGGGTAATAATGGAATTGAGTATGTGCAGATAGGCATATTTACTGTAACTAAAGAAGAGAGCAACGGCGAATACACTAAGTACACAGCTTATGACAAGATGTACAAAGCTGAAAAAGGTTATTTTTCTGAATTAACTTATCCTAGTACGGATAAGGCTATTTTAGAGGAAATCTGCACAAAGTTAGGCATACAGTTAGCAACTAGCATAACAACTCCACATACAATCCCAGAAAAGCCACAAGGCTATACAATGCGTGAAATGATTGGATATATGGCTACGTTACAAGGTGGCAATGTGGCTATTAATTCTGACGGAAACCTTGAAATAAAGTGGTATAAGGATAGCGGCTACGTGCTTGACGGACATCAATACTATCAGCAAGGGGTTACTTTTACCACTAGCAAGGATTTTGCGATAAGAAAACTGACTTGTAATAATACAAAGTCGGGTGATAAGGAAACTAGCACAATCACTAGCGGTAGTGGTGCAACTGGGCTTAGCTTTGCTAATCCATTTATGACGCAAGCAGTCTTAGATGAAGTCTACAAAAAGATAGGCGGTTTTCAGTTCAGACCGCTTACAGTTAAGTTTTTAGGTGATTGGCGGCTTGAGGTAGGCGACATTATAACTGTTAATAAAGACGGCGTTGATTACAAAGCGCCTATAATGCAGATTACACACGAATGTGACGGCGGCTTAATGGATACAGTTACATCTATCGGACAATCTGACACAGAAAACAGTAATATTGCTAGCGGTCCGATAACAAAGCAAATGGAACGATACTACGCTGATTTAGTCTTAATCAACAAGGCAGTTATTGAAAATGCTGATATAACTAATGCTAATGTTGAGAATTTAAAAGCACATCAAGCGTATATCGACCAGCTAAAGAATAATAAGATTGAAACTGTCACAGCAGATATTGTTAATCTGACAGCGAGTAAAGCTACGATTAATGAAGCTAATATTGCTAAGTTACAAACAGATTATGCACAGGTAGGCGTGTTAAATGCAGATGTAGCAGATATTAAGACCTTAATGTTTGGTTCGGCGACAGGCAAGAGCTTAACAACAGAATTCGCTAATGCAGTCGTAAGTGTTATCGGCAATGCACAGATTAAGGACGCTATGATTGACAGCATAGCCGCAAGCAAGATTACAGCACTTGACCTTAACACTACTAAATTTAAGGTTCATAGTGAAAATGGATTGTCTTATTGGCAAGACAATACAATTATCATCAAAGATACTGACAGAATAAGAGTTCAAATAGGTAAAGACGCTAATTCAGACTACAATATGTATGTCTGGGATAAAGCTGGAAATCTTATGTTTGATGCCTTAGGACTTACCGAAAAAGGTGTTACAAGGAAAGTTGTTCGTGATGATATTGTTCAAGATAATGCTAATATCAATGCAAGCAAGCTAGATATTGAAACGCTATTCAATGTTATCAATAACGATAACACACATACACTTAAGAGTAACAAAATTTATCTGGACAACGAGGGACAGACACTTAATGTCATTATGCAAGCTATAACAAGCGGTGCTGGCAAAGATTATACTCAATGGGGCGGTATGATGAAAGTTGCTAGTGATTTTATCACTAACAAGCTGTGGTGGACTAGCAATGTTGATACTGAAAGCATTCAGACTAAGTTTTCTACTGTTAATCAGAAGTTAGATAGCTACGAAATTACATTATCTGACTTATACCAACAAACGAACGATAATTTTATGGTGTATACAGTTACAGAAACACCTAACAAAGATAATTATCCAGCTGTTGACTGGTTTATACCCATTTATCCGTCAGATGATTTATTTCCAAGTGATAATCTTACATGGACTTACAGCAATGATGAATACGCTAAACATCACGGAGCAATAGCATACAACGAAACAGCTCAAAAAACTTGGCGTTGGGTTAAAGATGATAAAGGTAATTGGAATTGGAAAGAGGTATCTAACACACAATTAGCTTATATGCTTAATCAGAACGCTAGCCTTAAGATTAATCTTGATAGCATATCAACAGAATTAACACAGACAAAGAAAAATCTGACAGATAATTATAGTACAACAACTACTATGATTAACAAAATTACGCAGGAAATTAATGATAATGGTTCAAGTATTAGTTTGGCACTTAGTGGAACTTACGCTAAGTCGAGCGATTTAAAAAGTTATGCAACCAAAACAAGTCTTGATTTATACATCAAAAAAGACCCTAAAACAGGTGAGCTTAAGAGTGCTATAGAAGCTATTGCAGATACAATAAATATTACTGCAAGGGGTGGTCTTAACTTAAGCGGTAATAGATTTACATTAAGTAGTACAAATACCAGCATTACCGCTGACGGAACAATAACAAGTAATAATATAATTGCAAATTATGGGAAGATTGCGCAGTGGAATATAGCTAATAATTCTATTAATTCTACTACGCCAGATAGCAAGTATTGGGCAGGAATGACAACTCCATCAAAAGGAACGGATTGGGTATTCGCTACATTAACAAATGAAGGAAGTTCAATATCAGAAAACTGGAAAGAAAAATGGTATGTACGAGCTGACGGATTAATGTATGCAAGCAACGCTATTATATCTGGAACTGGATATTTAACAAGCGGAAAAATTGGAGATTGGAACATCGAGGGATATTTGCAAGCGGACACTTTGGCAAATGATGGATACTTAAGACGTGTATGGATATCACCTTATCAGCAAAATTCCGGCGATAGTACTTGGATATATTCTATTCAAAAAGGAATTCAAGCAGGGAATAATCCGCAAAAACTCTCTCCTCTGTGGACTGTTTACGGCAATGGCAATATGCTAACTCAAGATTTGAGTGTTTATGGTAATCTATTTGCAATTAAAGGTCTTAATGTAGGCGGTGATGGTAATCCTCAAATTGCAAACTTTTATTGCAACAATCCTAATTCGGATACGCAAGTTGCAACAAATGTTAGAATTTATAATAATGATACTTCTAAAAATTTTTACTCACAGACAGAAGTTTCTTTAATGGGTTCTATGATTGCTAAGTATTCAATTACTGCAATGGGCGGTTTTATTGGTACAATAGCTTCGGACTCCGACAGAAATGTAAAAAAAGATATTAAGGCATTAGAAATAGAACGGACTGCTGACTTTATATATAGCTTAATTCCAAGCGAATTTAGGATGAAAGATGGTACTTCCAACCGATTGCACCACGGCTTTATTGCACAAGAAGTTAAAGAAAAAATGGGCGATAGCGATTGGGGGTTATTTATAGATAAAAAAGTTAATGACGATAACTACGAGATACAAGTTTCGGATGAAGACGGAAACACAACTAAAGAATTAACAGCAAGATATGCATTACGTTATGATGAATTAATAGCGGATTTGGTTGCAACTGTACAATCACAGAATATGCGAATTAAAAAATTGGAAAAGCAATTAAGTAATTAAGGACATCTTCGGGTGTCCTTTTTTAATACAAATTAGGAGGTAAAACACAATGTTAGACATCAACTCATCAATTCAGAAGAACGGAACATTATCTGTTCAAAACTCAGACGGAACACTTAAACAGGTGGCTTATCTGTCAGCTACAATCAGTGAAAGCGGCACAGTTAGTATGTCAGCTAGCTTTAATGATTTTGCGGCATACTTAGCAAATGATACAGCACTAGACAGCGAACTTAAGAGCTTCCTTAATGGTGTTAAAAACACTTACAAGGCAACATACAGTACAGAAGATAACACAGTTAGTTCAGATGTAACAGGAACAGTAGAAAGCGAGGTATTTTAGTATGATTAAGTGTGGAGATTTTTCAGCGTGGAATGGTGCAGTTGACTGGGATAGAGTTAAGGCGGCAGGACTTACTCACGCTATCCTTAAGGTTATCAGACGTGACTTTGACCCAGATAAGCAGTTTGAAAATAACTGGAAAGGCTGTCAGTTAGCAGGTGTGCATATCTGCGGTGTATACAATTATGTATACACACCAACAGTAGAAGAAGCTATTGCGGCGGCTAAAAGAGTATTAGAAGTGCTTGACGGACGTAAGGTAACTGTCTGGATGGACGTTGAAGATGAATGTATGCGGAACTTAGGTTCAGAGCTTATCGACATTATCAAGGCTTACAAAGAGGTTATCGAGAGTGCAGGTTATCAGTTTGGTGTGTATACTGGCTTATCATTCTATGGTAGTTATATCAAGCCTTATACAAACCCTAGCGACTTAGATTGTCCATTCTGGATAGCACGTTACTATTTAGGTTATGATGAAATGCAGTTAAATGATGATGTTAACCCAGACAAGACACCCAGTATCGACCATTATCTTGCGGGGTGGCAGTATACTTCTAGCGCAAGAATTGACGGTGTAGACGGAGTTTGCGACTTGTCAGAATTTTATGGCTTTCATAATGATGAAGATAGCACAGAAGATAACAGTGAAGAAGATAGCACAGAGGATAACACAGATGAACATGTATATGCTACATACGCCGCTTACACAGACAGATGGTGGGGCGAAGTAGAGGATAGAGAAGATTGGGCTGGTGCAGGCGACAATAAAGCTATCACAGCACTTATTATCAAGGTTAGCAGAGGTTCAGTTAAGTACAGAGTTCATATGCTTAATGGCGATTGGCTTCCTTATGTTACCGGCTTTGATTGTAATGATTTCAACAACGGCTTTGCAGGCGACCAGAAAACACCGATAGATGCCGTAGAAATTATCTACTATACACCAGAGGGTGAGCCTTGGAAGTATGCTAAGTATATGGTATCTGTATTCGGCAACAGAAACTTCTATCCAGAGCAGATAGATGATGAAACATCTAACGGAATGGACGGATATGCAGGCGTTATGGGTAATGCAATCGACAAGTTCCAGTTAGTTGTCGAATAGTGTCAGAATAACACGACCGAAAGTGTTTGAAATATACTAACGATAAATGTATAATAAACTTGTCTTTGAGAAAAGACCCTTAAACATTTTCAAGTTCTGGCAGGCGATATTGTTTGATTGGCGTTGGCAATATCGCCGCTACACTTGACACGATAGAACGTGTGTTCTATAATAATCGTATCGCTATCAAACGTGCAAGGGCAAGAGAGGGGAGTGCAGGTTTATGAGTAATGAGGAGTACAGGCAAAAGATAACAAAATTGATTAATAAAATAGAAGATAACTGGATATTAGAACAAATATTCAAGTTTATATTTAACATGACAAAAGAGAGGGTTTAAACCCTCTCTTTCTTACTTATCATCTAGTAATTTCTTTGCGATACTTTCCAGACATTCCCAATCTTTAGGTTCAAGCCTTGCTAATGCACTAACAAGCTTTTTTTCAAAGCTGTCATCATTTAATTCCATAACCTCGTTAACAAAAGCGCCAATCTCTTGTTCTCTTGTACGAGATTTAAACATTTTTCCGTTTCCGGTTCTTAGCCATTCTTCATTTACATTAAGAATAGAACATAAAACTTTAATTGATTGTTCTGAAAGATTTCTATTGCCGTTTTCAACTAACGAAATGTAGTTTTTGGTAAGCCCTAGCTTTTCAGCAAATACATCTTGCGACATTTTTAATTCTTTTCGCAAGGTTTTTATCCGCTCGTTCACACTTCTCACCTCCTTGCATATATACAATAACATTAAAGTCACACAATGTCAAACTTTTTTCGCTAAAATATGTTGACAGGTATTACTGGGTATGATATTATAATCGCACAAAGTCAAATAGAAAGGAGATGAAAAAATGAAGAAACCGTCTGTTTCAGATGTTGCATTAGTGCTATCAATATTTGTTTTACTGTTTCAGATTTTTTGTCATTTTATTTTACCAAAGCTTTGACAAAATCAATTATTTCTGAATGATGTACAGCAAATTCCATTAAAGCACAGATGATAGAAACAATCACAGAAATCCAGCCTTTAATGTCAGCTTTACTTGATGTTTTTAACGCAACATCAGCTTGTGTTTTAGAACTTTCAGCAATTTCCTTTGCTGAATCAGCTTGGGATTTAGCGGATTGAGCCATATTGTGAAGTTCCTCACTTGTCTTTTCAAGATAAGCAGACTGACTTTCTAAAAGCTCAATCGGAGATTTACCTTTTTCATATGTAGGTATTTCGATATTAGGTTTTGGCGGTTGTGGAAATAAGTTGTCCATATTTGGATATACAGGTTCGTATCGCATAATAATCTCCTTAGTTTTTTAAGGAATTATATCACAGAAAGGAAGTGAATTAAATGAGTGAAAAGGAAAAGGAAATCATCAAGAAGTTATCCGATACAATACCAAAACTTGATGATAGCAAGAAAAATTACATTCTTGGTGTTGCCGAGGGAATGGCAATGGCAAGAGAATCAGAGAAAACTGATAGAAAGGAGCAAGAATGAGTAAAATCAAAAAATGTGTAAGCATATTTTTGAATAAGCATTTTGTGAAATGGAAATTTTTACAGAGTACATTTGTTATTCCATTTCAAAAAAATGGGAAGATGTATTTGCATATTTCACAGGTTTGTGAAAACGGAACAAGAGTTATAAAAAGAACTTTCCTCATTGAGCATTTGGTTGATGATAACTTGGCGGTTACGAACCAAACACTCGCAGAGGAAGAAAGAGTGTTTAAAAACCCTACATTATTTTAATCCATGTAGTATATCCACACTCATCGCACTCTGGTAATGTTTCACCACGATGTTTTATAGAAACAATTCCGTTGTCGTTTTTGTTACCACACTGCATACATACATATGTACCACAGTTTACAGTGTCGTATGTACTAAATGTTTCAGAGTAATGATTATCCATATTTTCACCTCTTTTCTCAATAGAATAAGAGGATTATATCACAAATTACAGATTGAGAGGTAATAACAATGAATGAAGTTCAGATTGATTTATTAAAAAACTATATACTTGAGGATTTAGAAAAAGCAAGAAAAAGCGACATATCTGCAAAAGAAAAGGCAGAATTAGAAATTTCAGCTTTAAGAGCACTTGTAGAGCTAGAAAACAGTCCGGTAGCCGCAAGAATTGACAAGGCTTATGAAGCTTTTACGACACAGCAGAATAAAATAGATATTAATAAAAATTTTTATGATAAGGTTACTGAATATTGCAACGAAAAGAAAATGCCAATATCAGTATTTGAGAAAATGTGCAGCATTGGTAATGGAACGTGTGGTCGTTGGAAAGATAGTATGTCATCTCCAACATTAACTACTATACAGAAGATTGCAGAAGCAACAAAAATTCCGATTGAAAAATGGGTTAGATAAGAAAGGGTATATTTATGGAGTTACAGATTTTTAGCAATTCAGAGTTTGGAGAAATCCGAACCATTACTAAAGATGATGAACCTATGTTCTGCTTGGCTGATGTGTGCAAGGCATTGGAAATATCAAATGTAGGAAATGTTAAGCAGAGGTTATCTGAAAAGGGTATCCATACTGCGGATACCCTTACAAAGGGTGGAATGCAGAAGATGATATTTATTAGCGAGGCTAATCTTTACAAGACAATCTTTCAGAGCCGTAAAGAAAGTGCAGAGAGATTTACAGATTGGGTTACAGGAGAAGTCCTTCCGTCAATCAGAAAGACGGGCAGTTATGGTATGCCAAAGACAACAGGCGGTCAGATACAGCTTTTAGCACAGGGTTATACAGAACTTGAACAGGCTGTTAACTCTATCAAAGAAGATATGACAGAGCTTAAGGATAACACACCTCTTTACGGCTGTGAGATTGATGAGGTCAAACAGCATGTTAATAGAAAAGGCGTAATTGTACTTGGTGGCAAGGATAGCGAAGCCTATAAGGACGGCAGTATTCGCAGTTCGGTATATTCTGACATATATAAGCAGTTAAAGCGTGAGTTTGGTTGCGTAACAACATATAAAAGCATAAGAAGAAAGTACATTGATAATGTACACAAGTTTATAGATGATTATGCGTTGCCTATGGTCCTTGCTGAAAAGGTAAATGCGGCTAATTCACAGATAAGTATGAGCTTTTAAGAAAGGGGTAAGAGTTGGAAAGGCAAAGATACACAATAACAGACAAAAACGGAAAAAGCGTAATTGCCGAGAAAGAAGCTTCTCGTTTTATAAGCATTGATGAATTTGCACAGCATATCGCTATGGATATTATTGACGATTACAGAGACATTAAGAGTGGCGATAAGCGCCTTGAAGAAACTAACATTGAGCTATCAATCAAAGTACTTACCGCCATCTCCCCAGTAATCGAAGTATTTAGAAGTGCTTCAGGTTACGGAACGGATTGTTAGTTGCTTCGGCTTTTGCTAATTGCGGTTCTTCAGCAGGCACTGAACTGATGATTTCTGAATAGTATTGGTCGTACAGTTTTCTAAAATCATCATATGAGCCATTATAACCACAAATTTTAGCAGTAGCATAAGCTGATATATATATTTCGGCAGTCATATTTCACCTCTTTCCTATAAAAAGATAAGAGGATTATATCACAATTTTTAAAATAAGGAGAAGTTTATGGAAGATATACAGGCAACACCACAGTATAGCATATCAGTAGAAGAACTGATTGCAGAAAGAAACAACTTGGAAATCTCTATTGCGGCATACAAGAAAGCTAAGAGAGACAGCAAGATAGCTGAATATTTATGGATTTTATCAGCAATATTATTTGTTGTGTCAATGATATTTCAGCTTATTAATTAGAAAGGAGTTTTAGCAGATTGATATTTATTATTTCTGAAAAAGGCGAAAGAGAGCAGATTAATGAGGTAGAAAAACTTGAAATTCTGGCACACATTGGCAGAAGAACAAGTTACCTCTTAGGAAGAAATAAACATTGTGAACTCTTAAGAAGAGTAGTTGTAAATGACATTTTAGGGCAGTTAAAGCACGAATACGGGTGTGGTTTGAGTGGACTGAAAAAGAAGTACATAGCAGACACTCACGATTATATCGACTGCTACGAACTGCCTATGATAATGAAAGAGAGATATAAGCTATGATACAGGGATTTATGCTAGGAACGATATTTGGGATGTTTTTAGAACTGGCTTGTATCGTTCTGACAATGGCAAGGGCAAAGAGAAAAGAAAGGATTGAACAATATGAAACAGGTAAACGAGAAAGTGATAACAGTACAGGATTGCATTGATATGTACGAGAAGAAAGACATGATAACAGTTATTGATGGAGGTAAAGTCGTAGGATTCGTTAAGAGAGGAGAAAAGGAATGATAACAAATAATAAAGTCTATATGATAGGTAAGATTGCTAAGAAACCGGTATTTTCTCACGAGGTATATAGTGAGGGATTTTATATTTTCTACATAGAAGCTCCAAGAAAAAGCGGCAATGTAGATATGCTTCCGGTCGTTGTATCTGAAAGACTTGTTGACATTAACAGACTAGATGTAGACAGAACTGTAGTAATTGACGGACAGATAAGGTCATACAACAAGCATACAGATAATGAGGAACATAGTCATCTGATACTTAGTGTATTCGCCAGGGAAATAGATGTGCTAGAAGATGTTGAAATTAATCCGGATGTAAATAATGCTGTTGAGATTATAGGTCACTTATGCAAGCCACCTATATACAGGTGCACGCCAAAAGGAAGAGAGATTGCAGACATATTAGTGGCAGTAAACAGACCATATGGCAAGTCAGACTATATACCTTGCATAGCTTGGGGCAGAACAGCTAAGTTTGTCGGTCACTTGCCAGTAGGAACACATATAGAAATGACAGGCAGGTTTCAGTCAAGACCTTATGCGAAGAAGATAAGCGAAGATGAAGTTGAAAACAGAGTAGCTTACGAGGTATCAGTAGGCAGAGTTGAGATTATAGAGGAAGAGGAGAATGCTGATGAATAGTGATATTACTGTTTCGGAATTAGCTAGTATGGCAGCAGATAATGAAAAGCGTTGTCAGGTATGGCATCCAGTTCAAGGTGTTATATTTGACGGCACGTTTGATGAACTTGACAGACGGCATTATCTTGCAGACAAGACGGTTGATAACTTCTCAATAGAAGATGATGTGTTCATTATGAATATATAAATAAGGAAAGGATATGTTTATGGAAAGAGCAATTTTAAAAAAGGTAGTACTTGAAAACTTTATGTGTTATGCACACGCAGAATTTGACTTCTATGCCATTACAAAAATTGTGGCTAAGAATGGCAAGGGCAAGTCGACTATTGCAACGGCTTATCTGTGGTGCTTGTTTAACTGCGATTATGAATTAAAGGATAATCCGGTTGTAAGAAGAGAGGTTGACGGAAAGTCCGTTGATGATATGGATACAAGTGTTGAGCTTACACTTGATGTTGACGGAAAAGAAGTAACTATGAAGAAAGTACAGAAGCGTACCTACAGCAAGGACGGCAGCAGTTATAAGGACGATAACAAGTATTTCATCAATGATGTGCCTAAGACATTAAAGGACTTCAATGCGTACCTTGATGTTGATATGAATGTGTTCAAGATGTGCAGTAATGTAAATGCTTTTCTTAATCAGAAGCCAGCAGAAATGAGAGAATACTTATTTGGTCTTGTAGGAGATGTTACAGACCTTGATATAGCTTCACAGAAAGCTGAATTAGCCGAGTTAGTTCCTTTACTTAATAAATATACAGTTGAGGAATTATCCGCTATGAATAAGGCTACCAAGACCAAAATTACAAAGGATTTGCCTATTCTTGACGGACAGATTAAGGAAAAGGAGCGTGACATTCAGCTTAAACAGGCTATTGAAGTATCTAACCTTGAATTACAGAAGAACAGCCTTAAAGAGCAGATTGCTGATTGCATGGCAAAGCAGACCGACAATGACAAGTTGATAGCTGAATATGACAAGGCTAGTTCGGATATTCTCAATCTTAAATTTGAGCTTAGTGATATGTCGCGCAAGGCTAATGAGGACAATGTTAAGGCCAGGAGAGAGATTGAGGACAAGATTTCTGATAAGCAGTTTCTTGTTAGGCAGACAGAAAAGACTATCAGTGAGACAGAACGCTGCATTGAATTGTCGAAGCAGACTATTGAGAGTATAACCGGATATCTCAATGCGGAACGTAAGAAGTGGATGGAGGAGAATAACCGTCAGTTTGATGAGAATAGCCTTATCTGCCCTTACTGTGGTAATGAATACAGTGAGGATAAAAAAGAGCAGTTAAGAGCCGACTTCAAGAAGCACAAGGTTGACACGCTAAAGGCTATCACCGATAACGGAAACCTTTACGCAGACAGATTGAGCAAGGAGAGGAAAACACTTGCAGGCCTCGAAGCAGAGTCGCCACAGCATAAAGAAAGCCTTGTAATGCTGAATATGACTATCGCAGACCTTGAAAATCAGTTATCCGCACTTCCTGCAAGCATTGATGTGTCAGCCGCAGAAGAATACAAGGCACTTGAACAGAAGATTGCTGAAAGAGAAGAAGCTATGCACAAGGCTAACGATATTTCAACAGCCAAGGCAGAATTAAAGGCACAGGAAACAGCTTTAAGGCAGCAGTTAACAGAATGTGAAAGCAAGATTGCAAAGTCTGATACGGCAGCAGATGAACAGCGACTTGAAGAATTAAAGCAGACAAGGATTGATTCTGAACAGAATGAGGCTAATGCCGAGAAAATCCTTGATTTGCTTGACGAATTAGACAAGGCAAAGAACGAAGCCTTGACAGAAGCGGTAAACAGTCATTTCGGGTTGGTTAAGTGGCAGCTGTTTAAATACGCTAAGAATGGCAATTACAAGAGCTGTTGCATACCTACAGTTAATGGAAAGAGCATTTTAACAACTATGAGTAACAAGGGTAACAGGATTTTAGGCAGAGTTGATATTTGCAACTCTATTCAGAAGATTAGTGATATATCAGTGCCTATTATTTTAGACGATAGTGAGAGTTTAGATGAAGATAATCAGAAAAAAGTTGTTGAAATGGTAGATAGCCAGTTGATTATGCTGATTGTTAATAATAGCGAGAAATTAGAGATTGTGGAGGGATAATATGACTTCTATATTAGAACGTTCATTCAATTTCAATGGCTTTAATTGTTATGTGATAATGCGGCATATGGGCGACAGCTGTTACAGATGTGGATATGTGCAGGTTTCCAAAAGGTTGCCTATCAATACAGCAAGTATAAATTGCCACGGCGGCATTACATATGCAAACAAAGAAGCACCTAGTCCGCTTGAAATTGATGATAAAAACAAGTGGTACATTGGATTTGATTGTGCTCACGCATTTGATACTACGGATTTTTGGACTGTAAGCAGGGTTAGCAACGAATTAAGACAGATTGTCGGTCAGATTTTAAGTGGAGAAAGGTAGGAAAGTAATTATGGCAGAGAATACACAGTTAGTTGAATATGAATCAAATGGAGAAATGGTAAAAATTTCTCCAACAATGATAAGAAGATATCTTGTAAATGGCGGCGGTAATGTATCTGACGGAGAAGTAATGATGTTTATGTCATTATGCAGATACCAGCACTTAAATCCGTTTTTGAGAGAAGCATACCTTATTAAGTACGGAAGTAACGACCCAGCCACAATAGTTACCGGAAAAGATGTTTTCACAAAGAGAGCCAATGCAGACCCACGATATAAGGGAAAGAAAGCAGGAATCGTTGTAATTAAAAAGGACGGAACAGTTGAAGAACGAGAGGGAACAATGGTTTTACCTAACGAAACTATCGTAGGCGGCTGGGCGAAAATCTTTATCGACGGAAAAGAGGACGAGTATCAGTCAGTAGGCTTTGATGAGTATGCAGGAAGAAAAAAAGACGGCTCGCTCAATAGTCAATGGGCGAAAAAACCAGCTACAATGATTAGAAAAGTAGCTGTTGTACAGGCTTTGAGAGAAGCTTTCCCGGACAGATTTCAAGGGTTATATGCGCAGGAAGAATTTCAGAATATATCAGATGTGAAACTTGATACAGAAAAGGTTGTTGCTGATGAGATTAAAGAAAACGCAAACAGCGTTGATTTTGAAGAAAGCAACATTATTGAGGGTACAGCTACAGAAGTAACCGAAGAACAGGCAGAAGATAGCACATTACCACCATTTATGCAGGCAGAATAGGAGATTAGATATGACAGTATACGAATTAATACAGGAATTAAGTCAGTATAATGCAGATACAGAAGTTAAGTTTCACTGTGAAGCTGAATATGATACTGACGTTGAAGCAGAATTTGACAGAGAGAATGAAAACGACACGCAGGAAGTGACAGTTACAGCAAGTTTTGACGATAAAGTAGATTTTGATGATATTGACAATTATGAGCCAGCACACAAGAGAACTTGGCAGGAAGACCCATTCATTGTTATTAATTTATCTTATTAAGGAGAACTAATATGAGAGTAATTTCACAGCACGGCAATGTTGATTTGCCTTACGAACAGATAGTTGTGTGTCACGCAATGGAAAATGTCACAGCACTACACAATGAGAAAGAATATGTTTTAGGCAAGTATTCTTCACAGGAGAAAGCGTATAAGGCTATGGAAATGCTTAGAGAGACATATATCGGTATGCCTATCGTAATGCAGAATGTCGCTATTTCAGAAGATGTGGCAAAGGAATTTGAAAGATTAAAGAAATGTGGCGTTATGGTGCGAGCAGAAAATCAGCCGTCAAAAGTAGATTTTATCAACAATGCTGTTTTTCAGTTCCCACAGGATGATGAAATCGAGGTGTGAGTATGAGATTAAAATGCTTAGGCTCATCGTCAGCCGGAAATTGCTATCTGCTAACTTCCAACAGTGGAGAAACACTTATCCTTGATTGCGGAATACCGATTAAGGAAATCAAGAAAGGCTTGAATTGGAACGTTAAAGGTATTGTGGGTGTGTTATGCACCCATAAACACCTTGACCACAGTAAATCGGTTAAAGACTTAAACAATATGGGTATTCCTGTATGCACACCATATAAGAAGTTACTTATGAGCCAGTTTTTGTCTAACTCATATTTCACAGTCAGAACATTTGACTTAACAACAGTAAATGGCAGATGGACACACACTAACGCAGACGGAACAGAATGCCCTTGTTACGGATTTCTGATAGCACATAAGGAAATGGGTAAATTGCTTTACATAACCGACACAGAGCTGATTAAGTGGCGTTTCAAAGACATAAACCACATTCTCTTAGGTGTGAACTATGACAAGGATTTAGTTGATAACGACAATCCGAAAGCCAATCACGTTTTCAGAGGTCACTTAAGCATTGATACCGCTTGCGATTTTGTCAAGGCTAACGATTCAGACAGCTTGCAAAACGTCATAATGTGCCATTTATCAAGTGAAAATGCTGATAAGGATAGTTTTATTGAGAAAATGAAAAATGCCGTAAATGGGGCGAATGTAGATATTGCAGAACAGGGTAAGAGTTGGGTTTTAAGGAAAGGAGATGAATGTCCGTTTTGAGAATAGAAAAGCTAATTGAATTTCTAAAGGCACATTTTGAAAGTGGAATACAAATGTTTGATACACCGTCAATTATGCCAGATTTCCGAATGCCTATTTATGATAAGGATGACATACTTGTATTGTTTGCACCTGAATATGAATATATCGAGATATACGGCATTTCTGATAAGGAGTTTAAACGAGTTATGAAAGAGGCAGGCGGTTATTAAAATGCGTGTCCGTTTTAGAAAGGAGATTATATGGCTAAAAAGAAAGGAACAGGAGTAAGTCCTATTACCAACAGAATTTATTATGGAATGCAAGATACAGATAAACACATGTGGGTAGGACAGAAAACAGACATAACAGAAAGTGCAATAGCTTCTGTATTTGAATGGTTTATGGGAAATATGGAGGGAAAAGAAGAATATTCTATTACATATCCAGAGACAGATTTTGAGTTAGTTATGAGAAGAAAGGCTAGGAATGATTAAAGGCAGAAAAGTATATGCCCCATTAACTGATACTTGGAGTACAGGTTATTGGGTTGCGGATGATAAAGGAAATTATTACCCTGTGTGGGCATAAAGGAGCAGTAATGGAGAGATTAACATATAAAACAGAACTAGGAGTCAGTATAGACAAAAACGAAGATTGCCTTACTTGTAGCATATGTTGGGATTGTGATATTCCACCAAGAGAATGTAATTATATTAGTGATGCACTTGAAAAACTTGCGGATTATGAGGACTTAGAGGAACAGGGCAGGCTCGTAAAATTGCCTTGCAAAGTGGGAGATGTAGTACATGTAGTCACTTCTCCATTTAATGTGTTTGATGATATTGAATATGATGAGAATATGAAAGACGAAGTCTATGAATCTCATGTTTCTAGTATAACATTTTATGAATGCGGAGAACAATATAGAATTTATGCTAAGGCAACAAATCATTTTATAGGAGCATATTTTAGAGAATGCGATTTTGGAAAAACCGTATTTCTCACAAAATCCGAAGCTAAAGCAAAACTGAAAGAATTGAGAGGTGGAGAAAATGAAAGTAGTAATTGACATACCTAACGATTTCACAGGAGATTATATTGCTGACAAATTCAAAGATTTCTTTTCAAGGATTATTGCGGATGTTGATTGCAAAGGTATGTGTGGTAGATACGAGAAAGAAATTGCTGAAATGTTTTTAAAAGCATTTGATGATAGTGAAGAAAAGATTTCTTGTAACTGCAAGCACAACAACAATCCTAGAGACAATGAGCCTTGTTGCAGATGTGACAGCAGAATGACCAACGCTGACAGAATAAGAAATATGACGGATGAAGAGTTGACAGAATTTCTTGTCGGATTTAAAAACACATTCGGCGAGGAATACGAGGGAGAAGCTAGTTGTATGGAATGGCTTCAATCAGAAGCGGATAGGAGAGAATATGGCAAGAATATTTAGAGTTAGTGGCTATTTAGTTTGCGATAGAGAAACTACAGCAAAAGAATTGGAAAGTTATTTTGATACTATGCCTGGCGAATGGTGGCAGCAGTTTCATATTGAACAGTCGGAAGAATTTAATCTTGATGGCGAAGATAAGCCAAACTGTGACCTTGCATTACTCACAAGGCATTTTAAGGCAGATAACATCAGTACAGAATTTGACAGACCTTTACCACAGAAAGGCGAGAAATATAAGCATTTTAAGATTGGCAAGATTGTTACTATTATCGGTATTTCAAGGCACACCGAAACCGAGGAAATTTCAGTTGTATATGAATATGAGAGGCATATCTGGAATAGACCTCTTGAAATGTTTATGAGCGAGGTTGATGAGGAAAAATATCCTAATGCAGAACAGAAATACAGATTTGAGTTAGTAGAAAGTGAGGAAAAGTAATGAACAGAGTGATTTTATGTGGAAGACTGACTAGGGACCCAGAGATTAGATATTCACAGACAGTAAACGGAAGTATGGCAGTAGCAAGGTATACATTAGCTGTTGACAGAGCTTTTAAGAAAGAGGGTGAACAGGCAGCAGACTTTATTAACTGTATCGCATTTGGCAAGAATGGAGAGTTTGCAGAGAAGTATTTGCATCAGGGAACTAAGATAATCGTTGAGGGCAGATGGCAGACAGGCAATTATACTAACAAAGACGGACAGAAAGTCTACACTAATGATTGCGTTGTTGAAAGACACGAATTTTGCGAAAGCCGTGCTAATCAGCAGAACAATAATAACAATGGAATTATGGGCGGTAATGCTAGTTCAGACAGCTTTATGTCAATTCCAGACAATGTAGCTGATGAGGGATTACCATTTAATTAAAGAGGTGTGAGTATGGGACTGATTGACGCTGATAAATTAATTGAGGATATTCACAAAAGAAATTATATCAGTAAGGCTTTATCTGAAATATTTGAAACTATCATTGATGAACAACCAATAGCTTTTAGTATGGGAGCTAAACCTATTGATAATTTCGTAGACCCGTTTAAATCAAGAACCGCAACGGAAAATAACCTTGTTGAAGAAAATGCAGAACAATTAACGGTTAATGATATTGATAAGGTTGTGAAACAGCTTGAAGACGAAAGAGAGCTATCATACGCAGATTTTGACAAATATGTTGAAGAAGTCAGTCCTTGTCTTGATGCAGAATATGATGATAGTTTTCAAAGAGGTTTAGAAAGGGCAATTAAGATAATAAAGGCAGGTGGAATTAATGGATAGAGATTGCAATAAATGTATACATCATACTACAGGAACTTGCAGTACTTTTAACTGTGAATTTGTAACAGCTGATGATGTAAGAAATAAGGCTATTGACAATTTTACAAAAGCTGTTGAAGATGCAGGGCTTATCTTTGTTGATGATATGTTTAAGCTAGAAGAGCTTGCGGAACAGCTAAAGGCAGGTGATAACAGTTGAATTATCAGAACATAGCAAGAGCCAAGGCGATAGAACAGGAAAACAAAAAGCGACTATTGAAGCTAAACTCGAAACTGAATGACAAAAGCGGAATATATTTTCTACTCCGAGAAGATGAAAACGGATTTAAGTATGCGTATATCGGGCAGGCGTTACATACACTTAGCAGATTGGCAAGCCACCTTGTAGGTTATCAACAGCACATAGACCTTAGTTTGAAACGCCATAAACTGTACGACAAAGAGAAAAACCCTTATGGTTGGCGAATTGAATTTCTGAATTTCCCCGAAAGTCAGCTGGACGAGAAAGAGAAGCATTACATCAAGCTATATGCTGATAAAGGTTATCAGCTTAGGAATGTCAGTTTAGGCGGACAAGGAGAAAATCGTGCTAGTGGTTCAATAGGCGAGAGAAAAGCACCTAAAGGCTATATGCAGGGCATACAGCAAGGCAAAAAGGTTTTGGCGAGGGAATTATCATCTATCGCAGAAAAGCACCTTATAATCCACTTAAAGCCAGAAAAAGAGCACAATAAGGTATCGCAGAAACAGTATGAGAAGTTTATGGATTTATTGAAAGCGGGTGATTTAGAATGAGAATTTTGAGCAGTAAAGATTATTCTTGGCTTATGGACCGAATAGAAACTCTTTCCAATGAAAATGAAAGATTGCAGATGAAAGTTGATGAAATAACAAAAGAACAGCCTAACGATTGTAAAAGCAATGAGGGAAGTCACTTTTGCAGTATTTGCAAATTTGGCTATTTGAGAACAAGGAATCCGTTTGGGGCAGATTTTTACGCTTGCAGTAAGACAGTGCCTTGCGAGGACTTTAAAAGAAAAGAAAATAACTAACTAAAAATCAAAGAAAGGAATAGGTTGTCGCGACATAAAACCGAGGTTTCCTTTTGGTAGATTTAGAATGTATAAAAAGAAAATTAAATGCGAGATATATCGTGATTCAATGCAGAATTACAAGAAATATGCAATACCGCCAGCACAGTTGATTATAGCTGATGTTCCTTATAACGTCGGGAACAACTTCTATGGCAGTAACCCTATGTGGTATAACGGTGGCGACAACAAAAACGGAGAGAGCAAACTTGCGAAAAAGGCGGCTTTCAATTCGGATTTTAACTTTAATTTGTATGAATACTTCCATTTTTGTTCAAAGATGTTGAAAAAAGAGGACACAAAGCCTATTGCAAGGGGCAGAAGCAGTAATAGCCCTTGTATGATTGTATTTTGTTCATTTGAACAGTTATCAACATTGATTGCCGCGGCGAAGAAACACGGATTTGTTAATTACATACCGCTTGTATTCTGTAAAAATTACAGTCCACAGGTACTTAAAGCAAATATGCGTATCGTAGGTGCTACAGAATATGCACTTGTACTGTACCGAAATAAGTTGCCAAAATTCCGAAATGGCTTGCAGGTTGATGAAAACGGAAAGAATATCAGAGGCACAGGACATATGGTATTCAACTGGTTTAACTGGGAGAAAGATGGGAAAGACATACCGAAAATTCATCCGGCACAGAAGCCGGTTGCAGTCCTTAAAAAGCTGATTGAGATTTTTACAGACGAGGGAGATGTTGTTATTGACCCTTGTTGTGGTAGCGGTAGCACACTAAGAGCCGCCGCAGAACTTGACAGAAGTGCATACGGATTCGAGATTGACAGAAACTTTTACGAGCGTGCAAAGAATGAAATGCTTGTATTTGAAAAGGACAGTCAAATGAATATAAGTGATTTTATAGGAGATACAGTATGAAAGACGAAACAAAGCAGGAAATACAGATTTTACTTGACCTACTCAAAGGCAGTCTTACAAGAAATGGTGTAAGTATGGCAACCGACAATAGTGGTAACTTGATGTTCTTTGATACAACAACTTACATCAAGAGTAAAGGTAAGGAATTTGACGGATTCAGAGTTAATATCAACGATTTAGTGAAGTAACAATGTGACAGAACTTGAAGAGGTAATTATGGCAGGCAATTTTATTAAAATTGACAGAAAAATTTTAAAGTGGGAATGGTGGAGTGACATTAATACATTCAGACTTTTTATGTATATGTTGATAAGTGCCTATTGGAAAGACGGAAATTATAAAGGCAAGATAATTGAAAGAGGGTCTTTCCCCTCTTCAATATCTGAATTATCAAAAGAAACTAATTTGTCTGTAATGGAAATTCGTACCTCACTAAAACACTTACAATTAACAGGCGAAATAACAAGCAAAGCAACAAACAAATTCACGATATTTACTGTGGTTAACTACAATTTGTATCAAACGGATAACAAGCAAGATAACAAACAAATAACAAGCAACTTAACAAACAATCAACAAACAGATAACATTCTATTAACAAACTCTATATTAAAAGAAAGTAAGAATGAAAGAACAGAAGAAATTAAAGAAGATAAGAATACAGAAAAAGATATTACTAACGTAATATCCAAAAAGAAAAGTTATTATCCAGATGATGAATTACTTGATGAAGCATTTAACGAGTATGTGACAATGCGTAAGAGGATTAAAAAACCTATATGCACCGACAAGGCATTGCATAGGGCTATGAATACTCTTGAAAAGTTGTCTGGTGGAGATAATGACTTAGCGGTTAAAATTCTTAATCAGTCAGTAGACCATTGCTGGCAAGGATTGTTCGGGTTGAAAGAAGATAATTCTAATAAACAAGGCAATCAGAATTTCAATAAGGGTGCTATTGATTGGGATAATGTGTAGAGGAGAAAAATTATGTATTCAGATACGATTTACGAAATCACAGTTAATGATAGTGAAAGAGCGGTTATTGAAGATATATTAAATATATTAGATAATTGCCCTATTGATTTGGGTAATTGTGATTATGTGGATATTTTTAGAAGCATAGCAAATAAAAGCTCAAATGTAGACGCAGATGGTATCAAAATTTTATATGAATTAGGAGGTAGCAACGCTTGACAAGAGAAGAAACAGTTAAAATTATCCGCATTATATGTGATTGCTACCCTAACTACAAGCCTAACAACCTATCCGAGACAGTAGATGTGTGGAATATGATGTTGGAAAATTACAGTTATGAACAAGTATCAGTCGCACTTAAAGCATATATCAACTCTGATATAAGTGGATTTGCCCCAAGTATAGGACAGTTGATAGGTAAAATACAGACTATATCACAGCCACAGGAACTTGACGAAATGGCAGCTTGGGGGTTGGTTAGTAAGGCGTTACGGAATGGCACATATGGGGCAGTTGAAGAATTTAACAAGCTACCACCATTAGTCAGACAAGCGGTTGGCATGCCAGACAACCTTAAAAACTGGGCGACATCAGATTATCAGACGATAGAAACAGTAATACAATCGAATTTCTTAAGAACTTACGAAACAGTTGTTAAGCGTGCGAATGAAATAAATCGTATGCCGGACAATATTAAATCACTTATCGAAAAGACGAATGCAAATTCGTATAAGGCTCAAATCGAGCAAAAATTCCAAAGAGATATAAATACATTACAAATTAAAGGAAATGCCCTTATTGGTCAAAATACAAACGCAGAAGAGTATATTGAAGCACCCAAAGAGATACAAGATAGAATTGACAGAATGAGAGGTTGATTTTTAGTGGAAGCAACGCCAATTAGTCCACAGAAGAAATTGTATAATTACCGCCGAGAGAATGGATTGTGCCCTAAATGTGGCAAGCTGCTTGATAGAAAAGGCTTTTATTGTGAAGAGTGCAAAGAAAAGCATACAGCTTATCAAAGAGAAACTAGAGAATTATGTAGACAGCTTAGGATATGTCCGGAATGCCGTAAAAATAAACTTGCAGGCGAAGAAAAGATATGCCCGGAATGTTTAGCTAAGAAAGCAGAATACAGAGCCAGTCACCCAATAAGTGATGATAAGCGAAGACAAAACAACGAAGCGTTTAAACGGTATTCAAGAAACTTATACGCTGAACGCAAGAAAACCGGCACATGTGTTAGATGTGGAAAGGCTAAAGCTGTTAAGGGTAAAGCGAAGTGTTTTGTATGTCAGAGCAAAGATAATGCTATCCACAGAAAAAGAATTGAAAATAGGCAGAATATAAAAGAATATCGCAAAGAAAATTACTTGTGCTATCGTTGTGGAGAACCTATTGACAGACCGCAAGGACAGTTGTGTCAGAAATGCTGGCAGACAGACTATGAAAGGGGTAAAAGCCTTAAGAATGATAATAGCAAGCATTTATGGCGGTATGATAATCAATTTTTAAGAAAGCGGTGAACAAATGGAAGAAGAGAAAGATGAAATTATGCAAAGAATACAAGAATTAGAGTACTCAATGCATATCCACACTTTAATTCTGAAAGAAATGCAAAAAGTTTTAGAAGAAAATGTTCAAAACCAAGTTTCAGTACAAAAAATAATAAAGAAAATTGTCAAAATACTTGATAAATAAGGAGTATGTATGAGTAAGTCAGAACAGAAAAAGTTTAAGGAGCAAATGTTACGTGTTCAGATGAATAGGATTAGTAATGAACAGCAGAAGAAAAATTTTGAATCAGCATTAATATTAATTTTATGGGTGCTGCATGATAAATTCGGTTTCGGACAGCAGAGATTAACAAAAGTACAAAAAGAGCTTAAAGTACTTATAGATAACTACAATGACGGATTATTCACAGCAGAGGAGCTTGTTAATCAGTTATACGAAGAAACAGGAATAGAACATATTAAGTTTAAATAAGGAGATTGGCTTATGAAGTTTTCAGAACTGACTAAGCCGGAACTTGATGAGATAATTAAAAATGCCAATTTTACAGAAGAAGAATTGAGAATATTCAAGTTACTATCACAAGGCAGAAGCATTACAGAAATTGCTATGCGGCTGTCCGTGTGTGATAGAACAGTCAATCGCAAGATAAACAAAATTAAAAAGAAAATAAGTAAGTTGGAGGTTATAAATGATTAGGGTTACTCAAAATGGCGAAGACGTAAAAACAGAAAACATAACTCTTTCAGACAGCTTACTAAAGATAATTGCAGAGATAATTGACAACAAGTAAATATGTGTTACAATGTGCCGTAGAACGTGATAAATGCGGCACATTTATTTATATTATAAGGAGATAAAATATATGGAATGTGTTGCTTATATGAGAGTATCTACTGAAAAACAGGCTGTTGAGGGCAATGGACTTGATAGCCAAAAAAGAGACATTGAAAATTATTGTAGGAAAAATGAGCTTGTAATAACAGATTGGTATATTGACGATGGTTACACAGGTACAAATATGGATAGACCGGAACTTCAAAGACTTGTGAATGATTGTAGCCGCAAAAGAGTAAGTTGTGTTGTTGCTTTTAAGCTTGACCGATTATCAAGAAATATGATTGACGGAATATATCTTATCGAGAAAGTATTTCAAAAGTATAATGTCGTGTTTAAATGTGTTCACGATAGCGTAAATTATGATAGCCCAATGGAGCAGGCGTACACACAAATGATGGCTGTATTTGCACAGCTTGATAAGAACACCATGTTATTAAGAATGCGTGGCGGTATGCTTGAAAGAATTAAGCAGGGTTACTGGATGGGTGGTGGCAATTTGCCGTATTGTTATTCCTACAGTAAGGAACAAGGTATATTAATACCTATCCCGGAACGTGCAGAACAAGCAAGAAAAGGTCTTGAATTATTCATATCTGGCTATTCAGATGCGAAAATTAAAGAAATTTGTGGCTTTAAGTCTGAACTTGTTACTAGAAGCATTTTGACCGGCGTTGTAAATATCGGAATGATACCTTACAAAGGCAAAATATATCAAGGAAAACACGAACCTATTTTTGATAAAGATAGGTTTAATCTTGGATTAGAACTAAGAAAGTCAAGGTGTTCAGCAAAAACTTACTGCATAACTGAACCTAATTTATTGACCGGATTATGTTATTGTGGAATTTGTGGTTGCAAAATGCGTTATCAAAAATGGGGCAGTGAAAAACATAAGATTTATTGTTGCTCAAGAAATAAATCGCTTTCATATCTGCCTAATTATAATGCAAGCTGTAATAATTCGCTTGAATGGGCGGACGAGATAGAGAAACAAGTAGAAGAAGAAATCCTTAAAATATCGCTTGATTTATCGTCTTATAAACCAAAGGAAAAGGCGACAAAACTTGAAATTATGCAATCACAATTAGATAAAGAGCAGACAAAGTTAAAAAGATTGTACAACTTGTATGCAGATGGGAATGATACTGTCTTAGAAATGATTAAAGAACTGGAAGCACAGATTAAGGAAATGAAAGCTAATATTGCAGTAGAAAGCAAAAACGCAATTAATACACAGAAAAAGGAGTTTGTTTATGAGAACATAAAAAAACTTGCCGACATTTGGGATAAGGTCGACAAGAAACAAAAGAACTTGATACTAAAGACTATAATTGACAAGATAGTAATTGTCAATGGAAATATTGAAATACAGCTTAAGAATTTTTAGCATAAACTTAATGCAGTTCCTATAGCATATAGGAAGTGCTAATGCCGCATTTATCACGTTTTACAATTATATAATTTCAGCATTGTCGCTTATATGTCGCACATATGTCTATTATGTGTCGCTATAAGTGATTTTTTTTATGCAAAAATGTAACTAGAAAGAGAGGTAATGTGAATGTTTTCTGATGAAGTTAGAGAAAAAATCTTAAGCAAAGAAGAATTACAAAAACTTGACTTAGTGACATTATCTCTTGTTATCCACGCAATCGAGGAAGTTTTAGAGGAGGCAGACAATGAACAATCCTTATCAGCAACCGATTATGAGTAATTATGTACCTCAATATGGAGCATATCAATATAATCCTATGGCAAATATCCAGAGATTTCAGCCGCAGGAGCAGATGCAGCAATCACAAGTTCAGCAAACTATTCCACAGCAGATAATAGGTATTAACGGCAGAGTTGTGCAAGCAGTTGAAAATATAAACGCTAACGAGGTCCCTATGGATGGCTCAATGGCATTTTTCCCGAAGCAGGATATGTCGGAGATTTATGTTAAGGGCTGGAATGCTGATGGAACAATTAGAACGATTGTGTATAAGCCTTATACAGACCCTAAAGATAATCAGACAGTAAATTCTATGGCTAATACAGAAAACGCTAAATTTACCCTGTCAGACGAAAGCACACAGCTATTTCTAAATAAATTTGAAGAATTATCAGAGAAAATAGGACAGCTAGAAGATAGATTTGATAAATCTTTAGGAACACAAAGAAAAACTTCAAGAACTCAAAGCAAGGGCGGTGATGAAGAATGAACCCAATTAACATTTTTCAGATGATGAAAGCTGGTCCGCAACAGTTCATACAGCAGATGATGGGGAATAATCAGATTATGAGCAATCCTATGATGAAAAACACTATGCAGATGGCACAGCAGGGCAATATGCAAGGCATAGAGCAGATGGCTAGAAATTTATGCAAAGAAAAGGGATTGAATGCAGATGATGTATTTAATCAGATAAAAAGCAGATTTGGTAATTAGTAGCATATTAGATGTCTTTGCAAATTACCTAGGTGACATCTTTATGAATATATTTTTAGGAGGTAACAATATGTTTTCAAACTCAAATTGTGCCAGCGTACCATTAGTCGCTAATATTGACGGCAACGGCAATAACGGCGGATGGGCTGACGGCGGATGGCTTTGGATAATCGTTGTATTCGCATTACTCTTCGGATGGGGTAACGGTGGATTTGGTGGTTTTGGCGGCAATAATGGCGGTGGCTATGTTGCAACAGCTGCTACACAAGCTGATATTCAGAGAGGATTTGATAATTCAGCAGTTATCAGCAAGTTAGATGGCATTTCCAACGGACTTTGTGATGGCTTCTATGCCATGAACAACAGTATGCTTACTGGTTTTAATGGTATTAACACAAATATCATGCAGACCGGATATGGCATACAACAGGCAGTAAACGCTGATACAGTTGCTAATATGCAGAATACCAACGCTTTACAGTCACAGCTTGCTAACTGCTGCTGCGAGACGAGAGAGGCCATTCAGGGAATTAATTACAACTTAGCAACTAACACTTGTGCTTTACAGAACACAATGTGCAACAACACAAGAGATATTATCGACAGCCAGCAGGCAGGAACGAGAGCTATCCTTGATTTCTTAACAAATGATAAGATAGCAACACTTACAGCAGAGAACAACGATTTACGCAGAGCCGCATCACAGGATAGACAGAACGCACTTCTTACAACTCAGATGGCAGCTCAGACACAGCAGATTATCAACTCTGTAAATCCTACGGCTATTCCAGCTTATGTTGTGCCTAATCCTAATGCTTATGCTTATGGATGTGGTTGCAATACAGGATGTGGCTGCTAAAACTGAATAATTGAGTATCTTAATCGAGTTCTTTCGAGTTTCTTTCGAGTTTCCACTCGAAGAGCTGAATACAAGATTATGTCTGCTATGCAGTATTACTTATAACCCAAGGGCAGACTATAATGTTTGCCCTTATTTTTTATGAAAGAGAGGTAAAGATAATGGAAATAACAGGAATTGCATTACAAACAGTTGCCGCTGGAGAAGATGTTGCATTTACAGAAACACCAGTATGTGGTAGCAAATGTATAGTCCACAGACAGGGAAGTGGAATTATAAAGCTAAGAGGTATTACTAATCAGTGCAAAGCTAGATTTTTAGTATCTTATAGTGGAAACATTCAGATACCTACAGGCGGTACAGTTGGAGCTATTTCACTTGCCATTGCAGTAGATGGAGAGCCTTTACAGTCAACAAGAATGGTTGTTACACCTGCCGCAGTCGAAAACTTATTTAATGTATCGGCACAGGCATATGTTGATGTGGATTGTGGCTGTTGCAGTACAGTAGCGGTGCAGAATACATCTACACAAGCTATTGAAGTTCAGAACAGTAATTTGATTGCAGTAAGGGAGGCTTGATATTATGCATAAATGGGCTAAACAGATTATGGAATGTGTCAAGGCTAAGGTTGAAGCAATCGGATTAGATAACTTTGAGGGGCAGAACCTTGACGATTTAAAGGATTTTACAGAAATAGCGAAGAACATAGCTTGCTTTGACAAAGATTATAGAATTGTTGAAGCTATGGAAAAGTCAGAAGATAACGAAGATATTATGCGTATGCTTGAACAGTACGAAGATTATCCAGACAGGAGATTTTACGACCCCTACCGCTATGCAAATGGCAGGTTCGCCCCTAAAGACAAGGGAACATACCGCAGAGGATATGAAGAGCCACCTTATATGCACATGTACCCAGAAGCAGAGCATATGAGGGATATGGATAGGGATTATGGCAAGATGTACTATACAGAACCAATGTCTGAAAGTAATTACGACAGAGCAAAGAGAAACTACACAGAAACTAAGGAAATGCACAAGAACAACACGCCGGAAGATAAGGAACACAAGATGAAGTCACTTGACAGCTATACTAAGGAACTTGCAAGCGATATTACAGGTATGGTGGCTGATATGTCAGCAGAAGAGAAGAACTTACTTAGAACAAAGTTAAGTACTCTTGTATCTAAGATATGATTTTAAGGGCTATGAGTAGCAATATTCATAGCCTGTTTTGTACATTGATAACTGAATATTGGCTAGTGAAAATAATTATAACTTTTGCTTGACAGTTATACGTCATTGACGTATAATACAATCAAGAAATAAAGAAAGGGCTTGAATATCAAGCAAAGGTGAATATTATGAGAAAAGAAGAATTAAAAAACATAAAGAGAGTAAGATTTAATGATTACTCAAACTACGACCCAGAAAAATGTAACGATGGCGGTAGTTACGGCTTTTGGACTGATTATAGCTGCCTTGAAAATGGCAACTGGGAAATCAGTTACGGAACAACAGCAGATATGGAGTTCTGTCCTTGCTGTGGCAGTTTTGGCGACCACTACGACTATGGCGAAGAAGAGTATAGTTGTGGTGATTTTGAAACAGTCACTACTGATGAGTTGTTAGAAAAGATTAACAGCTTTGAAGAAAGGGAGGGTGAGTATATTGAGTTTAAATAGCTCACCAATAAAAGAATTAAGAGAAGAAACTGGAATGTCACAGCAACAGTTTGCTAGATATTTTGGACTTCCGTTAAGAACTTTACAAGGTTGGGAACAAAGCAGAAGAAAGCCACCAGATTATCTTGTAGAGTTATTAAAAAGAATATGGGAATTAGAAAACCACTAGCCAATATCGGTTAGTGGTTTTTGTTTTATTTAGAAAGGAGCATACAGATGGTTTTTAGCATTAATGGCACAATGTGGCAAGTGCAATACAAAAATTCAAATTCAAGTGAATTAAGGCGGTCAGACAATACAATTAGCTTAGGCGTAACTGACAGAAACACGCATACGATATACCTGTCAGACAAATTGCAGGGATTTATGCAACGCAAAGTGCTTATACACGAAGTATGCCACGCAATCTGTATGTCTTATGATGTGTATTTGCCTATCGAACAGGAAGAAATATTGTGTGATTTTGTAGCAACTTACGGCGATGAAGTATTTGACATCGTTGATATGGTTTTAGGAGCAGTTAGGAGAGTGGGATAATGAGTATTGATGAGTTATTAGAAATAATTCAAAGAACTAATCCGACCATGACTAAAGAATTGTTGATATATGAGCTTAGTCAATGCCGGTATGCAAGTAAAGCGTTGATTTATACAGAAAAATGCTGTAAGAAAAAAAAT